TTAACTCTGATCAGATTTTTTTGAGGCTCTCATTAGTTCGCTGAACTTTTGAGCAGCCTCTTTTCTTTTTGGCTTAGTTATATGAAGATATATTCTGCGTGTTATCTCATCGTTTGCATGTCCTAACCGCTGCATGATTTGTTCAAGAGTGGCTCCGGCTTCAGCTAATAGTGATGTATGAGTGTGGCGAAGTGAGTGGGGGGTAAGATCGGGATTTAGGCCAGCTAGTTTTAGTAATCGCTTCATCCGAAGTTCAACCATTTTTATTACTTGAGGATATCCAGCGAATTTACCGATTCTTGCGAATATGAAACCTTGGTCGTGATAAGTTTTTGGTTTTTTTGATTTCTCTATTTGTTGAATGGTTAACAAGTTTTGGAATCCTATAATGATTTCGTGATCAACATCTATTTCGCGAACCGATGATACAGTTTTAGGTGTGTTGAGTTTATAAAGAGCGTAATTATTATTTGGGTTATACAGAGTTTTCGTTATTCTTATCTTGTCATCTTCGAAGTTGACATCCAGTCTTTTTAATGCACATAACTCACCGACTCTCACGCCTGTATAGGCCAATGTATTAAAGGTTTCAAAATCATTATCCAATCCATGGTCTTGAGCGATCTGTAGAAAATGGACGAGTTCATCCCTTTCTAAATACTTAGGTAGCTCGTTATTTTCTTCAAGCTCTTGGACTGTTTTCTGACGCTTAGGCACAAAAGCAGTTGATGTAGGATCTGTTTTCAAAGCCCCAATTTTTAAACCGTATGAAAATATCATTCTGCCGGTTGAGTGTACACCTGATAACGTATTGTCGGCTAGTTTATTTTGTAGGCTTGTGAGTGCATCCTGATACATCTGTTCAGTGATCGAAGATACATTGAGCTTTGCAAAGAACGGTAACAAGTTTTCTTTTTCATTAGTTCTGATTCGGATCGTACCATCTTTTTTTGGTTTTCCATGTGAACTATAATATTTCAACCACTTGTCCGCTAATTCTTCAAAAGTCATTTTGGTTTCTTCTTTGAATACGCCTCGATTTATCTCGGACAGCATATCCGCGGCAGCAGCTTGCGCTTCTTTTTTAGTCTTAAACCCGCCTTTTCCCTTTTGCTTTCTTTTACCTGTTTTCGGATCAGTACCTATGCTAATCATAAATGACCAGGTTGACCCTCTTTTATAGAAACTTCCTTCCAATTTCTAACACTCCTTTTATTGTCTGAAATGCCCCACGTAAACTCCACAAACTATAAATTCATTTGGTGTCACCTCCATGGACTGATAAGAATCATTCTCTGGAACAAGGTTAAATTTTGCAGAACCTTCAGACCATTTCATTCTCTTTAAAATGCCTTCTTCGCCGTTAACGATAACAGCAACGATTTGTCCATTGAATTCCGCCCAGTTTTCTCTCCTCATGAAAACAATGTCGCCATCATTAATGCCTGCATTGACCATAGAATCACCTTTTACTCTTAGAGCATAGTCTGGTTGTTTTTGTTTCATAAAGGGATAGTTTATGTATTCTTCAATATTGTTTTCTGCAATTATCCCGTCACCAGCACAGATTGATCCGATCAGAGGTATCGGTTTTGCGTATTTGACTAGAGTCAAATACTCTCCTAGTTTTGGAGAATACTTATTCAATATATTTTCAAGAGTATTAATTACGTCATTCTTTTGTTCAATGTTAAGATCGCCACGCAGATACTCAGATTTAATATCGTCTAAAGTAGCATGGGAAAACAAATCAGCGGTCTGTGGATCGACGAATAAGCTAACGATTTCTCTATGTAAGTCTTTATCAATATGAGTGAATAAAAACACTTTATCAATAAGAGCATAAATTCGGTTATCGAGTTCCTCGTTTTCGTTCATGAAATTAGCAAGGAACGTTTCGTGATTTTCTTCTAACCCCTTAAGATAACCCGCTGCTTTCATTAATTCTCCGTATGTAACCCCATCCAGGTGACGAGAAATTTGCATAAGAGTATTAGGCAAAGGTTGCTGCATATTCTTTTCAATTCGAGTGAGAGTGGCAGCTGAGATACCGCTTTTGTCAGCAAAGTCTTTCTTTGTTTTATAACCGCTTGCAAGTCTTTTCTCTTTAATAATGTCACCTATTGTTTTTTCGCTCATTGCCTTCAAAAATCTCCCTTCATCTAATGGCTAAAGAAACTATAACACAAATATTGCGTGCACGCAATTATTTACTCAAAACATATTGCGTGCTCGTAATCGCTGTAATATACTTAAATTGCGAGGACGAAATTACACAAAAAGGAATTGCGCGGGCGCAATAAAAGGGGTGATACAAAAAATGAAGAAATTCGTCGTCCGACTAAAAGTTAAAGAGTTAATGAAAGCGCAAATTGATAAGGACATCGCTACGGATAAAGAACTTGCTGATCTGATGAATGTGAACATTACGCAAATTTGGAGAACAAAACTCCCTGTAGATGATGAGCGCCATAACGCACCTGGTAACCAGTTCATAGCTGGTGTGATGGAAGTCTTTGGCGGAAGATTTGAAGACTTTTTTTTCATCGAAGAAGTTGAAGATGTGAAAAAGAAAAAGAAGAGTGTCCCGGCACTAACCTAATAGAAATGAGGTGTATGTGATGACAAAGCCAAAAAAAACGCATTGGGATGAACTTCCTGATATATTGACTGCTCAAGATATTGCTGAATTATTTGGACTAACTAGGCGTACTGTTTATGACTTATTCATTCTTAATCCTTCGCATGGAGGAATCCCTAACTTTAAAATAGGAAAGTCCCGGCGTGCAGATAAAAAAGATGTAAGAGCCTGGAAAGATAACTTAAAACAAAAGCACCTTAAAAACTTTGCCTGAGGGGAGAAACAGTATGACTCAATTGGTTACGATCCATGGTGTTAGAGGATTTACCGACGAGAAAGGGACAGCACATCTCAATCTGGAGGATGTGGCTCGAGGATTGGGATTCACAGACAATTCTAAAAATTCTGAGTACGTAAGATGGAATACCGTCAAGGCATACTTAGTAGGATTTGGCTTTTCGCAGGAAGTTGCGAAAGACACATTTATCACAGAAAACTTCTTCTACCGCTTAGCGATGAAAGCCAAGAATGCTGCTGCCGAAGCTTTCCAATCCAAAGTAGCGGACGAAATTTTGCCTTCGATCCGACGGACTGGTATGTATGCCACAGCTGAGTTGCTAGACAATCCTGACTTACTGATTGAAGCTGCAACACGGCTCAAGAAAGAACGGGAGGAACGCTTGAAACTTCAAGCCAAAATTGAACAGGACAAGCCCAAAGTAGTATTTGCAGAAGCACTGGAGGTTTCAAAGGACTCTATTCTCGTCGCTGACTTAGCCAAGCTACTTAAACAGAACGGTTTTGAGATTGGCGAGATTAGATTGTTTGAATGGCTGCGGCAAAATGGTTACCTGATTAAATCCGGCAGTGAGCGCAATATGCCTACCCAACGATCGATGGAACTCAAGATTATGGAGATCAAAATGGGGCAGAGAATGAGTTCCAGTGAAGGTTCCAAAATCACACGAACAACAAAGATTACAGGCAAAGGGCAGATTTACTTTATCAATAAATTCAAGGAGGGTGCATGAACATGGAACTAACCAAACAGGAAAGTGAACTCATCCAATTTATTCGCACGCTGGACTTTGACGACATGCTAAATGTCTTGGATGGCATTAAAGCCGTAGCAGAAGACTTGTCTAATAAATCTGTGGTGTATGCAAACAACGGAATTAACAGTGCTGCACAAGGATTTAAAAGCCAAGCTGAAAACATGGACAAGCTTGAGCAGTTACTTGGTGAAGCAAATGAAGAATACCGTAAGGAAATCTATTCTGGATTAGAGGAAGGAGAATGAATATGAACATCGGCGCGATTAAGCAAGGAGCGGCATCGGCTCTGTTGGAGAAGGGCATTACATCTACTGAGTTTAAGTTTATAGCTCAGTTAGAACGGCAAGCGGTTGTTTCGACGGAAGACGAAAATGCGGTAAAACGCATCACTCACAAAATTAACGCTTGGTACCTTGGTTACCGAGTGAAAGGAGAATGAATTTGGACCCGATGTTTAGTGGCTTCGTTGCTGGCAAGCGAGTAAATGGCATGCTACTGATCAAGCGTGACGGTACCTGGTTCCAGCTTAAGACTGTGGCAAGGTTGCAGGCTGACTCTATCAAAAGGAGTTGATAGGTATGTGGCGGTGGTGGCGGAAACGTAAGACTGTTATGACTAAGAATTTAACTGGTTTGAGCGTATTAACGGACGAGCATTTAGAAAGTTTGGCCGAGTCTTACTTACAGCAAGAATTTGGTGACATTAAGCTCAAAGACCAAATACCATTTTCTGTTTATGTCGAAGTTGAGAGAAAGATTAAGTGGGAGGTGTGACGATGCAAGTAGGCATTCGCATAAAAGCTAGCGACAACCCGGAAGACCGTTCTGCGCTGTCTCTTGTAGGCGGTTGGGTAGTGGACGGACCGCATCCAAAGTTCGCCTTCAAAAACGAAATGCAACGCCGGGAATATGATCGGATTCGCAAACAGATCAAGGAGGGAGAACATGCCGAACCTGCAGCAAGCCCAACAACACGTCCAGTCAGTTATCCGCAAATTAGAAGCAATCGTGGAAAACACGGATACCAAAACTAATTCCACGGCATCTATCTTAGAAGCATTGATGGAAATGTACCGTTACGAGGATATTCCTAAAATGGTGGAAGAGCTTAAGCAAGTGGATTTATACCTGGAAAGTAAAATGACTCCGGTTGCAGCCGAAGTCAAATCGAACTAATTAATAAACATTTCACGGTCACTATAACAAAATTTTAGGAGGATGTAAATATGTCTAACCTTTTAAACCCACTTTTTCAAGCGGAACTGGATGAATTGGATCAACAGGAACAGGAGGAACGCCAACGCTTTGTGGTGGATAGCCTGGACTCGCTAACTTGGGTTATGCGTAAGCTGGTGGCACTAGAAATGAAACGCAAAGAGGCCAATGCGGTAGCTGATGCTGAGGCGCATCGAATTGAGTCATACCGCAAATCAGAACTGGAGAAGGTGCAACGTGATGAGGACTATTTCCGTGGTCTGCTGTCTGAATATGCAGCGCGTCGCCGGGAAGAAGACCCTAAATTCAAGTCTGTTAAAACTCCGTATGGTTCTGTGTCTCTCAAGAAGCAGCAGCCTAAGTGGAATTACGATGATCAAGCTTTGACTAGTTGGCTTAACGATAACGGCTATGACCATCTCATTAGAGTTAAGTGGGAACCAGTTAAAACGGACATCAAGAAAGCATTCTCTGTTTCTGATGCTGGCGTGGTGGTTGATCCGAATGGTGAACCGGTAGAAGGAATCCTAGTTGAGCACCGTGGCGATGAACTTGTCATCAAGCCGGAGGTGTAAGGCATGCTGATACGTAAATCGAAACGAACTGTAACCAAGGCGAGAATAGGTATGACAGGTCCTAGCGGATCGGGAAAGACGCTTACTGCTTTGCTAATGGCCTTTGGAATGACTGGTGATTGGGAGAAGATCGGTCTAATTGATACAGAGAATCGAAGCGCAGATTTATACGCCGAGACGACAAAAGCAGGCGTTCATATTCCCGAATTCTCAAAAATCGACTTAGAACCGCCATATACCACTGAAAAGTATATCGAAGCTATCAAAGCTTTTGAAGATTACGGAGTTGAAGCGATCATTGTCGATTCACTTTCCCATGCATGGGCTGGTGAAGGCGGGATTATTGAGCAGAAAGACAAGCTTTCTAAGACTAAAAATAGCTTCACGGCTTGGGGTGAGTTAACACCCAAACAGAACAAAATGGTAGAAGCCATTCTTCAATGCTCTGCACATATCTTTGTGACCATGCGGTCTAAGACTGAATATGTACTTGAGGCCAATGAGAAGGGAAAACAGGTACCGCGCAAGGTCGGTATGGCTCCAGTACAGCGGGATGGATTGGAGTATGAATTTACTCTTGTTATGGACCTGTCAGCGCATCATATTGCTTCGGTCTCCAAAGATCGCACGGGCTTGTTTGATGGTCTGGAATTTACACCAGGGGTGGAGACTGGACAGCAGCTTTCAGAGTGGTTGGAGTCGGGAGAAAAGATTGTTTCCAGTGAAACAGCAGAGGAAATCAAAACGGTTTGGGAATCACTTGGTTACAAACCTGAAAAAATAGATGCACAAACTAAGAAATTATACGGTTTCACGTTACTAGGCATCACCGAAAAACAAGGTAAAGAGTTCCTTGGAACGTTGACTGAATCTATTAAAGAAAAAGAAGTAGAGGGGGACAAAGAGAATGGCTAGGAAGAAAATGCTTCATAAATTGGTTCCTGAAAAATATGGAGTTGATTTGGAAACTTTTCTTCGGCAGGCCTATTTCGAGCAAGGTCTTGATCAATATAAGATAGCTGAAATTTTAGAATGCACAGCTGGAGCTATATGTCTTTGGTTCTCTAAATTCAACATCCAAGCACACCCTAATGGCACCTTTCAAAGAGGCCGAAAGTTATCCCCGGAACATATTGAAGTCATCAAAAGAACTCATACTGGCAAAAACGTTTCAAAATCAACCAGAGAAAAGTTAAGTAAGGCCAGACGCGGTATTTCATATATCGGTAAATCACCACATTTTACAGGAAAGCGATTAGGTAGAACTGACGGGTACATTCAACTTTACAAGCCGGATCATCCTAACGCATCGAAAGAAGGATACGTCATGGAACATCGTTTTATCATGGAACAAAAACTAGGGCGGTACCTTACTCAAAAGGAAGAGGTACATCACATTAACCATATAAGAAATGATAATAGAATTGAAAATTTGTACTTGTTCTCCTCAAAAGAAGAACACCAAAGGTTTCATATGAAGCAGCGCCATAATGAAAGGAGAAACAAAAATGTCAATTAATCGCGTGGTACTTGTAGGTCGCTTGACTGCCGATCCTGAATTAAAATATACGCCCACCGGTGTGGCGACTACCCAATTCACCTTGGCTGTAGACAGACCCTTTTCAAACAATGGGCACCGTGAGGCCGATTTCCTAAAGATTGTGACTTGGCGGCAGCTTGCTGAGACTACCGCTACTTACTTGAAAAAAGGTAGATTAACCGCGGTAGAAGGGCGAATCCAGATTCGAAGATGGGAAAGTGATAGCGGTACTCGTTACATCACTGAAATCGTCGCAGACAATGTACGATTTTTGGAGTCAAACAGGGACAATAACCGGAACCAAGCCGATCCGAACGAACCAGCTCCATACCGTGCCGATGGAGACCCGTTTCATGATGATGGACAACCAATAGACATATCGGATGATGACTTACCTTTCTAGGAGGATAAATGGAAGTAGCTAATGTAACACAAGAGTTGTATGCCGCTTCAAAACGGCTTGGGAAGTCAGCAGACGCATTGTTTGGATTAGGTCGAGACAAGGCAGAGACAGAGCGTGTATATCGCGCTGAATTGGCTAAGGAAATGTTTAAGCTACGGCATGATAAGGTTCCTGTAACTCTTATACCGGATATAGCAAAAGGGAACGTGTCGAAGTTGCTGTTTGAACGGGACTTAGCAGAAACACAGTTTCAATCTGGTATCAAAGCAGCGGATGCAATCAAGGTTCAAGTGTCTGCGCTGCAAACAATTCTTAAATTCCAGTCTGATATATAGGAGGCATGCAGCATGATACAGTACGGATTTCATCCAGCCCCTAAACCAGCCAAAAGCAAACGTGTAAAGCTCACACAGAAGCAGAAAGGCGATATAAGCCAACAGGTAGATAAGCAGCTTAAAGCGCGGTCACATGGGCTCTGTGAGCTTTGTGACAACGCACTGGCTACCGAACGAGCTCACTTGATCGGACGTAAGCACATTAACCATAAAACGAGAGTAACGGACTTATTACATTTATGTACGGCATGCCATGACTGGCTGGACGAAACCCCCGAGGGGATACGGGCTAGAAGGGCAATGGCAACGCTGGTTAAATCAGCAAAAGAATAGTGTGGTGATAATATGGCTTGGCTTGAGAGCCACCAAGGGCTTGGGAGACACATCAAGACTAAACGATTGGCCCGTAAGCTAGGAATTACAGTTCCGGCGGTTATCGGTCATCTACATCTGTTGTGGTGGTGGGCCATGGATAACTTGCCAGATGGTTGTGTATCTGCATTGGAGCCGGAAGACGTCGCAGATGAAATGATGTGGACCGGGGATGCAAATGAACTTTTAAACGCATTACTTGATGTTGGCTTTATCGACGAAATTGATAATCAGCTATTTATTCATGACTGGCAGGATTATATTGGGAAACTGGTGGATAAGCGTAAATCGGATGCGGAAAGAAAGCGGATGTCCCGCAAACCTTCCAAGTCACGTCCAAAGGATGTCCAACGGACGTCCAGCGGACAGTCTACGGACAGTCTTGGGGACGGCGCAGGTAACAGTACAGTACAGTACAGTACCTTACCAAATACTATTACTACTACTGCTGACGAAATGGAAAAAATAGAAAAGGTATATAGCCAAATACACGGTTGCATAGGTTTTAAACCTAAAGAATGGCCTTTGGTCACTCAGTTTATAAATCAGGGCATTAAGTCAGATTTGATCATTGAAGTGATGCGGGAACGACATAAAAAGAAATTGGAGGAAGGCGGCAAGGTCAATTCATTCTCTTTTTATACAAATGCAATAACAGAACGAGCTGCACAAGTTGGCTCACAAGATCGCTTGGACTTTATAGACGACATATAGGAGGTGCGCCATGGAAAGAGAGGATGCCAAAAAGCTATTCAAAAAAATAGCGGCCAGTTATCCAAGCTGGAAAGTTGATCGGACCGTTGCTGAAAACTGGCTGGAGGAATTAGAACAAGCTGACGGGGAACATTGTTGGGCCAATGCCCGGGAGCATATCCGAGAAAGTAAGTTTGCTCCTTCGATTGCTGAGGTCATTAAACCGAACGCCAGAATTGAGGCTGATAGAGAAATAGAGCGCACTAGAAAAATGCTTGATGAGCAAGATCGAATACGGCAAAGCGCGTCAAGTGAGCCGCCATGGAAACGTGAAGGGATTGACCGTGAGGAATGGATGCGTAGGACCATAGCTGCTCACAAGGAAGGTAAGTCATGAGTTATTACAGCTTGGAAGCTGAGCAGGCGGTACTAGGTTCGATTATTCTACAACCAGATTTGATTTATGAATCCATCTTAACGGCAGAGGAATTTTATCACGGTCCACATCAAACGATTTTTGAAAGCATGGAGCTCATAAGGGAGCACGAGAAAAAGATAGACTTGGTTTCTCTGACAATGAACATCGGGGAGAAGATCCAAGATGTTGGCGGTGTTGATTATTTATCTAGGCTATCTCAATCCGTTCCGACTGTGGCTAACTTCCTTGAACACGAAAAAATAATCAAGGAGAAGTATTTATTACGAACTGGATTCAATTCGTTGAAAACCATTTTTAACGATGGGGCTGATGATCCTAATACACTCGCAGCCGAACTGATGGGGATTGCCGAGTTCATCGAAGATCACAATCGGGGTACGGATTATTTCAAGCATATTAAAGACGGAGTAATGCAGCACTTTGATGTTATCAATGACAAGAAATACAATGGCAGGCCTAACGGGGCGAGCACGGCCGGGAAGGACCTTGACGACATAACAGGCAAATGGAAGCCTCAGACACTCAATATAATCGCCGCAAGACCATCCGTAGGCAAAACTGCCTTCCTCCTAAATAACGCCGTTAAAAACGGCAAGGAGGGCCTTACAGTCGCTATATTCAGCTTGGAGATGCCCGACCTGCAACTATATGACCGTATGATATCGGCAGAATGTAATATCGACGGCAGCCGGATCGAGAGTGGGCAACTTCAGGATGAAGAATGGGAGACTTATACAATCGGCCTGTCTGAGCTTTCGAAATTGGACATCTACATTGATGATCGGCCGGGCCTGTCCATTCAGGAGATACGGGCTGCCGTTAGAAAGTTGAAAAAGAAATGTCCTGACCTGATCGTCTATATCGACTACTTGCAATTAATCAAAGGCGGCAAGAAATTCAGCAACCGGAACCGTAACGACGAAGTGGGCTATATAAGCTCTAGTTTGAAGCAGATGGCACGGGAGAATGACTGCCCGGTGGTTGCCCTGGCTCAATTAAGCAGAAGCGTAGAACAGCGTCAGGACAAGCGTCCAATGATGTCTGACCTTAGGGAGTCGGGAAACATCGAGCAGGATGCAGACACAATCACATTTCTATACCGCGACGATTATTACAACGCCGAAACAGAGAAGAAAAATATCATCGAATTTATAGTTTCTAAAAACCGAAATGGACGAACCGGAACTGCGGAAATGGTAAACCTTAAAAACTATGGGAAGTTTGCAGATTACGAGCGGTATCAAGGCTGACTCCAATAAGAAGGGAAGAAGATACGGATGGAACATGAATCTAATCATACGTTTGAGCAGTTAAAGAAATATTGTGGTAAACAAGCTGCCAACATGACCAGAGATGAAGTAATAGCTAAATGGAATAGTATGCAGCCACAAGAGCGAGATATATGGATTGCTACGGATGTGATGGGATATAAGGCGGATCGAGTCAGACCAGGGATGATTATCAACAGTAAAGGTTATTCAACCTCACCAGCAATGTACAGCACTGACATAGGCGCAGCATGGGAAGTATCACAAAAGTATCCGATCATGACTCTGACTAGAACACAAATCTTCGAAATTAGCCCAGCGGAGTACAGCTGCACATTTTGGAATGATGCAGATTCGGGTCCAATTGAAGTCCCTGCCAAGACTGCGCAGGAAGCGGTGTGCTTGGCTGCTCTTATAGCCGTATTAACCCAAGGAGAGGGGATAGAGGAATGACAGATAGAGGAATGACAATATCTGAACTAATCGAAAAATTACAAAAGTTCCAGGAAACATACGGGGATATAAATGTCAATGTGGGCACTCTTAGAGACGGTGTTGTTGATTACGACTCAATAGGACACCTTGCAGTTTTAAGGGATGTTGGTAAGAAAACGGGTGGCAAACTGGTTATTTTTGATAAATGGTCGGATGAATAACAGCCCCTAAAGGGCAAGGAGAGGAATAAAGGATGATTAGAATATCGGGAACAGCAACTGTGCGTGTGGATTATGAAGTGGAAATCGAATTGACGGAAGATCAATTTTATGAACTAAACGGGAAGAAACAAACCGAACTAATTGAATCCGCAATTGACTGGCGGGATGCTTTACGGAATGGGCAAACAGACGAAATTGAAGTCGATGACATTGAGGAGGTCTAAACCATGGATAAGAAGATACAAGAGATAAGATCAGCACTGGCAGAAATACCAGATAACGTCGATTTCCTGATAGATTTTTGGACTGAGGGCGAAGTAGCTGGAGAACCCTTGCCTAACCCTGTAAAAAACGACATACTATCCTACTTGAAATGGGTTAAGGCATTGAAAACGGTGATAGAGATTAAGGATAAGGCACTGAAATGGTATGCCGCAATTGAAAATTACGAGATCGGCAATTTCACGGTTGATCAAAACGGAGAGCTAGATGAATGGGAATCAAGAGTCCAACAGGATGCAGGTGAAAAGGCACGTACAGCATTAAAAGGAGAGGATACCCCATGAATCCAATAGACCCCTACAACCTCACGGATTGCGATTACAGCGAGTTTATACGCATGGGTAGGGAAACGTATGGAATTGCTGAAAAGGAGACTGAAAACGAACGTGAGACCGTTTGAAAGCATGACCGGATCGGAACTGGTCATAGCAGCTTATGACGAAACTAAAGATTATGATTATCGAATACTTGCACATGAAGAAATCTACCGGAGGGCAGGTGTAACGGATGGCATCAAAAGGGATTCAGAGAGACCGTAGATCTATTTACTTGGCATGTGAGGAAATGGACTTCACTTGGAAGCGGAAAGATGTAGACGACTTCGAACTTATGTGGTCAGAAGGAAAAAGTATCAGGCAAATAGGAGATGTGCTCAACCGTGACCCTGACGAGGTATTGATATTAGCACTCGATCGAATCAAAAACAGGAAGATAGAAGAACGCCCAGGCGGAGCATTGGGGGCGATGGCATGATTACTTTCGTGATAAACGAACCTCCTATGGGAGCTGTCCGGATGACACAACGCGGCAAATGGACGAAAAAGAACGCTCAAAGGTATCTGGCTTACAAACAGATGATCGGACTTATAGCGCGGAAACAGTTCTTAGAGCCGCTAGAAGGGCCCGTAGCGGTCGAAATAGGATTCAGATACCCATTTCCTAAGTCATGGACTAAAAAGCGATTAAGAGAGGCGCTAGAGTCTCAAGAACTGCCGACGATTAAACCTGATATCGACAACTGTGTAAAAGGTATATTCGATGCCTTAAATAAGATAGCGTGGAACGACGATTCCCAGGTAGTAGCGCTGGTAACGCGCAAGTATTATTCTGACCATCCAGAGATTGAGGTAAAGGTGTGGCAGATTGGTGAGGAAGCGGAAGGAATAATTTAAATAATTCATATAACAACGCATAGAGGAGTATTAGAAATGGAGAAAAAGACTCTTAAATATATCCCTGGCTATTATCCATACCGTATCGACGAAGACGGAAAAGTATTTGCATCACATCCGAAAACAGGATTCCCAGTGTTGGTGAAGGAGAGCAATCGGATGGTAAATGTTCGTCAAGATGGGCGAGCAAAGAGAGTAAAAGTAGCTGAATTATACCGTAGAGCATTTAACAAGCTGCTTCCAGAGGATTAAATATATAGCCCCCAAGGGCAGAGAGGACAAATACATGGATAAAGCAATTTTAACCCAAGCGCAGGCGGAGGCAATTGATTCAATTAAAGCTGCATATCGTTGGACGGCAGAGTCATTCATCCGCAACCATGCAGCAAATCCGCGCCAATGGATAGAACCTTACAATGTACTCAACGGAGTTCCTTTGGATACCATTATCCGTGCGCTTTATATCGGTTATGAAGTCGAACTGACGATAGAGGAAAAATTGTTAGAAATATATAGGGAAGGACTACCATATCGGGCGGCACCCGATGTGAAATCAGCTTTTCGTGAGGGCATGAAAAAGGCGTGTGAAATAGCGGGAATTAAGGTCAAATGGTCCAGAGATTAGGCCCAGGGGATAAGAAGGAGGGAACAGCCCTCCATAAGGGGGATAGACATATGAATGTTATTTCGCTTGGCGTTGGTGTTCAATCATCTGCGATCGCTCTTATGGCGATGAAGGGTGAGATTCAGCCTCGGCCCGATCTAATTGTATTTTCTGATCCAGGATGGGAGACCAAAGCGACCTATCAGTATGCACGTTGGCTCAAAAGAACATTGGAGACTGGCGGCATGAAAGTCATATATACGAACAATGGGAACATAAAAAACGATTTGCTGAAGGCTGCAAAATGGGGAACTAGAGTAGCGTCATTACCTTTCTTCACCCTCTCTGAAGAAGGAGATACAGGTATTGTAATGCGGCAATGCACGTCTGAATACAAAATAAACGGCGTACGCAAAGCGATTAAGCAATACAGAGGCTTCAAGACAAGCAGGGGATTTGCAGACAAGGAAATTAAGCTTTGGATGGGTATAAGCACGGATGAAATACAGCGTGTGAAGCCTTCACAGGAACGTTGGATAGAGAATATATACCCGTTAATAGACAAGGGTATGAGTCGGATGGATTGCATGAGTTGGCTTGAAAGAAACGGTTATCCAGTGCCTCCAAAAAGCAGCTGTATCGGGTGCCCATTCCATTCCGATCGCACTTGGCTAGAAATGAAGAGACATGACCTGGAATCATGGAAAGATGCTGTAGAAGTCGATAAGGCGATTCGGAAGATGCCTAAAATCAAAGGTCAGGTATTCCTTCATCGGAGTTGCAAGCCTCTGGATCAGGTAGAGCTTAACGAAAACCAACTGGAATTTGATTTTGATGGATTTGGGAACGAATGCGAAGGATTTTGCGGAGTTTGATATAAGGGGGATACACCCCCTACTACCTATACCAAAGGAGCAAATGAGAATGATACCACCAGTTGAACGCTGCCCACATTGCGGCAATAAAGAAGGATTTTACACGAAAGATTTTGCTTCCGGGGCAATTAGAACCCGCTATAACTTTGACGGCAGTGAAGCAGATAACACTAATCTATATAGCGGATTGCGACACAAGATCGGGAAGAAGGCCCATTGTGCTGAGTGTGACAAGGTTGTTTTCGATATGTCTGAGTTTGAGGTTTAACAACCTCTTGTCCCTACTACCTATAAAGGAGAGATAACGATGAAAGTATACCAAATTGAGAAGTACGCTATAGCTGCTGAAAATGCGGAAAAGGCGTACATGTGCTGGTTGGATACAAATGATGTAGATTTCCTCTGCGATATGTTGACGCTTGAAGAGGGCGGCGTTGAAGAGTTGACGATTACTATCTCGCGGCTAACTACTGAGCAAATCAATACCGTGGACATCCCTTGTTGCAATGATGGATGCCTGCGCTGCGAAGGCAAAGACGAAAACGTCTATCTATCATATGCCGAATTGATTAAGGAACATCAAGCACAGGGAGGTTCATTTCCTACAGTGCTAACAAAAGACGAATAAGGATATACAGCCTTAACGAGGCAGAACAGCCTCTTACCCTATACCCCTATAAGGAGCGATAAGCATGAGAGATATTAAATTCCGTGGTAAACGTCTGGATAACGGCGAATGGGTATTCGGAGATATCTGGCAGCACAACGGCAGGGTGGACATTGTAGATCATAGAGCACAATCACATCCGGTAGCCCATGAAACAGTAGGTCAATACACGGGTTTGCGCGATCGGGACAACAAGGAAATTTACGAAGGCGATATTTTAAAGCGTGATTGGCAGGAACATTCGCTGGAAGATGATATTGGACATGTATCTTTTCAGGATGGTGGTTTTGTTCTGCATTTACCCGGAACTGTTGGGTTTGATGAATACCTTTCTCAATACTATAGAGGTTACTCAGCTTCCAGCGGAACGGATTTTTATGTAATAGGCAACATACACGATAACCCGGAGCTACTACAGCCCCAAGGAAGGAGGCGGTAAAGGTGAGTGATACACCTCAAACGTCGAATAGAGCGGTTTTACACGGATGAAGATGGCGAACTGGTATTTGCACTTTACGAAGACATAGATGGATACGTGCATTACAGATACTGCACGTTTGATACGGATAAATACAGCATGTTGTCAGTGCTGTTTGATAAAGAATTCCAGGAGGAACAGTCATGAGTGAACGGACAGTAGATTTAATCCGTAAAGATGTGCAGTCGGCAAAGAATGAAGCGAAGAAAAATATCCTGTTACCAGTTAGAGAGGTAGAAGACGTGCTTGCCCTGGTAGACTCACTCCAGCAGCAGGTTAAAAAGTTGTCTGAATACAAAGTATCTTCTAAGCAGTTTGCAGAGCTTTACGATAAAGCCATTGCCGTTGTACGACAAAACGAGATTAACAAAAAGAAAGCTGATGACAATTACCGTGCTTTATTGGAGGATACCGTCCAGCTTCGTGATCAACTGGCAGAGAGGGACGCAGTTATACGCCGCCTGACCTATAAGCTAGAAGAAGCCCGTAAGGCATTAGGTAGGGAGTAACCACCAATACAAGGAAGGATGATAGATATGAATGTGTGGCCAATATCGGCTGTTAAACAAGACGGACAAGAAAGGTGTGCCAACTGCGGAAAGCCGATAAGCGAAGCCAGAGAAATACTTACAGGCAGGTTATACGATGAGGAGTTTGCTTGTTGTCGAAAATGCGATGATGAACATGAGGAATTAGGCTGCCCCTTTGAACATGGGATAAGGTATCGTGATTTGAAATATTAAACCAAACAGGGGATTGACAAAAGCTTGTTGCAACTATCTCACTAAAAAACCGTGTATTTTGCAACCAAAAGATATTCAGGGTGTAGGACCTACACCCACTAAGGGAGGATATATATATGGCAAAAGGAACCTTTATGTATGATTTGAAGCTAAACGAAAATGACAATGTTCCAGCGGTCATACAACTTCCGGGACAAATGATCGAATTTGAAATAACAGAGAAAGATTTAAAAAGAATGCTTCATCTTTATTTCATGAAAAGGATGGAACAGTAACAACACCTATAAGGGAGAGATACCATGATAAACGAAACCAGAAATGTAATGTTTGACGTTGATCCAAAGCATCTCAGTGAGTCCATGCAGGAGAATCCTCGTGACGACCGTCTGTGGGTGGTAGCTCCATTCTCAGGACAAGCCCAAATATATGCACCATCTAAGCGAGGGAAACACAAAGGATACCATCGTATCAAATGTGAGATTTGGATTCCTGAGGATGCGATTAAAGGTAATGACACACTGGGAGAGTTTGGAGCCTTTGCAGTATTGAGTGTGCCTAAAGTGAGGGTGCAGGAGCATTTGAAGGCTGGGGAGGAACAACAATGACAGATAAACCACAGACTCTACAGGTCGCCTTGTGAAGCTCAAATAGAAAGGAGCGGGGATATGAAGTTAATAGAATTCACTGACGGATCGAGCACAACGGAATTTGTAGGTAAGAAAAGCGCGTTTAAAGATGCTGCTGATTTCTTGGAACAATGCAAACGGGAATGGGATTGGAAATTTGATGAATTAGATTTTGAAATTAAAAAGGAGCATGTCCAAGACGGAGCATACTGCCGATATTACCCCAACATGCCAGAAGATTACTCACATTTAGGACTAGAAAGCGGATATACATTTTGCGAACGGGGGCGTGGCGCATTTGAGGTTTATTTCATACCCTTTCGTGATCTATATGAGAAATATGCGTATGGGGAGAACACCCCATGATAAGAGCCTATACCTCTATATTATGCGCATTACTGTTATATGTGGGTGTAGTCAGTATAGATAGGTATATGTTGATTGAGCAGATAGAACCGAATAAATTGAGCGAAGGAAGGATTTTGGATGTCAGATAACAACGACATGGTAACTGCTAAGAGTTTCTGGGTTTGGACGAAGAAAGCTGAGATAAAGAACCCAGCGCATTCACGTGAAGGAGATCCAGTCCATGAAAGATATCTCTATGAGGCTCCTAAGTTTATGCTGGACGATGGATTAATACAGGACTCGGCAGATTCGCCGCGTGAGGGGCAGACAACTATTTTTGACTACATTTTTTGATTTCATCTAGGAGGTGCTAATATGATACCGGACGAGGATACGGAACAAACACCCATTGTAACAGACTTGGGAGGGGCTACAGCATTAAGCTACCGCAAGGCAAGGAACATAGCTGCAAGGATATATAAAAAGGCTGACGCGGACGACAAGAAGGTTATATCCGGTATGGTGAGTGATTGTGAGTTCGTTGAAGAATGGTTGGTGACAGGTCGGCGCCCAGGAAATAAACGTGGTGTTGAACGGTTGGCAGCATACCAGCGAGAAAAGTTAGTAGATCCATTACGCATGCAGGCATATGTCAGTAATTCAAAGGCTGGAAGCCCAAGCAATCTAACCGATAGTGACTACTTTGTAATTGAGGAAGCCCTAAGAGTCCTGACGGATTTAGAAAGAGATTGCTTTCTTCTTTCTTACGGTCACTGTATGCCACATTCCTATATTGCGGATGTTCTGGGATTATCTAGAGGAAATATATCAACACTATTAAAGCGGGCAAAAGAAAAAATTCAAGAAAACCGCAATAATAATCTATTTTTAACCTAAAACACCTGTTTTCTGTGGGGCAAATGCCACCTATATATAGGGATATCCTATAAACGATTGTTATCTTATAGTTCGAAAGAGGATTATCCAATGATGAGGTGGCGGAATATAGACGCTATTGGTCATCTTTAGAGAGGACGTTAGATGAATGAGGCTAGGGCAGCCCAGTAAATATGCCCAGTGGCGCAATAACCAAAAGGCCAAAAACCTCTCATACAAGGGTGAAAGTCCCTTGTCCACATCGAAACTAATTACACCAAATTTAAAACAGCCCTAAAGAGGGTAATAATACCCCATCAATAAGGGCGGCAGACTGTTCCGTACGTAATACGGACTATGTGAAACAATTACCGTTGGGAACCATACCGCAAGTATAAGGGAGCGGCAGTGGCAAGCGCATGACGGAGGGTTAGGGCGCAACTAAATAAGCAAGCATGAGGGCATCGGTATACGGTGTCCTTTTTGCTATGTACAGGAGGAAACAAACGATGGCACAGAATTATGCATATCTTGATCAGTACGGCATTCTGCATCTACACGATGAAGAGCATGCTAAACAGCACGGCAAACATGTTGCTACTGAACTGCAAGCAGACGAAAGCGGCTATCCTGTCGTAGAGGGCACTGGTGTAGTCTACTACAGCAATGAGGATGCAGCATACATCAAGGGTAACCGTAAAGATGGACAACGTATCAGTACACCGGCTGTAATTAAGCAGTTGGTTGATCAACTGAAGTAACACCTTTTTCCCGGCTTAGTCCGGGGATATGACACATACAGGATTATAGCGGTTCGATTCCGCTGTGTGTATAAAAAGAAAACCCACCTTTCGGCGGGTTCAATTCTTGCGATTGTATATGCTGGCTTCTTCCTTACGCTCCAGGACATCAGAGCGAAGGAATAGCCGTTCACGGTTTGTCTCTTTAACTGGTATCAGCTTACCGCGCTTCACGAAACTGTGAAGGTTCTGCCGGCTACAATTTTGGCGGGTCTCTTTGTCGTTTCAAAAAAAGATAAGGATGTGTTTTTTATGTCAAGAGATATTACAGGAAGAATGCTATTTATCGAAGGTGAAAACGGGGAACCCATCCCAGTAAGTACAAAAAATCCGATACCTTTTGGCGGCGGTTCAGGCGGTGGAACGATAACGGCGGATAGTATCACTGACGCAACAACGACTGGTAAGGCTCTCGTAAAGGCGACTGACGCAGCGGCAGCAAGAACCGCTATTGGCGCTGGTACATCGAGCTTGACCCTTGGCACAGGAGCCGGAAACGCTGCTGCAGGTAATCACACACATGTCATGGCTAATATCACAGATTTAGCTACGGCATTGAATGCAAAGACGAATAAGTCTGCATTTACAGCACTTACCCCATTAGCAGATCCTGCTACAGCAACAACAACCCAGATAGCTACATTACTCAATTCAGTTGTAGCCGCGCTCAAAGCATAATGCCGTTAAAACGATTCTGCGGTAAGCAGGGATGCAAACAGATGGTCACAGGCAATGAGAGATACTGTGAGTCTCACCAAGACCAAGTACGTAGCTATGACCAGGAGAGAGGTACAGCAGCAGAGCGCGGCTATGATAGCAAATGGCGTAAGGCACGTGAAGGATATCTGCGTAAGCACCCGTTATGTACGTCTTGCTTCCAACGTGGGTACTTGGCTGCTGCAACAGTAGTGGATCATATCGTACCGCATAGGGGAGATAAGCAACTGTTTTGGGATAGGGATAACTGGCAACCGCTGTGTAAGCAATGCCACGATATCAAGACTGCTAAAGAGGACGGAGGATTCGGTAATGAATGTTAAACACGTGATCCTTGTAGGAGAAAACGGCGAGATTAGTGTTATAGAAGGAGATGCCTTCTTACTAGCGTCAATATCGAACATGAGGCGTACAGAGGAAGGCAAGTATACGGCTCAAAGGTTATTAACTATAACAGGCAGTGAAGAAGAGAACCTGTCTATGCTAGATAGGATTATGCAGAATTTTAGGGATGCGGGGTATGAAGTATGATCGTTAGAATGGGAATCTATGAGTTGGAAGGTACACCGCAGGAATTAGTAGAGTATGACCGACTGAGTGATGAGTACGAGGAAGCGAAGCGGTTAGCAGCAGCCACCAAGGATGTAACAGTTAATGCACAGCTACACGCTAGACACTACATGCGAGTGGAGATAGACCTTGACCAGACGTGTACAACGCAGGACGTGCAAGAGAAGGTTAGGCAGATACTGAATGAATTTTTTGAAAAAAATAAATTTAAGATTATTTCTTAGAAAAGGGGAAGGGGGGTCAAATTTCTAAAAACTTTTTTTGGAATAGACCGCGCCGGACTTTTTTCGCGTAAAAACTCGTTTTATAAATTTTTCGGGATTTGGAGGTGCGCCCGGATGGGGAGAAATGCAAAACCGATTGACCTTCACATCGCGGGAGGCAATCCGAACCGATTAACAAAAGCACAGATTCAGGCGCGTAAAGAAGGTGAGGTTAAGCTTGGGAAAACTGAACTGGAAAAGCTGAAACCGCCTGTGTTTGTAAAGGATGATACAGTTGCTTTCGCTCACTGGAAACAGTGCATGAAAGATTATAAAGCCGCTGCTGCTGAAGGTGTTAATTTGCTTTCAAGCTCTGATATAGGGCTGCTGGGTATGTACTGCCGGACGTATTCGGAGTATGAAAAGCTGCTGAAACAGTATCAGAAAATCGAGAGAATTTCTATTGAAGATTACGTATTTGATGAATATTTTGATGAATTAACACGCAAAGCTGAGGAAACGGGAGAGGATCTGAATGAGTATGGTTTGAGGGCACAAAAGTACCTTTCCCAACTTGCTTCCTTAGAAGGTGTATTAAAAATCGAAACGGCAATCAACAAGAAGATGGACATGCTTCTCAAAATGCAGGACCGTCTTTTCTTAAACCCTTTGTCTAAGGTGAAGAATGTTCCGAAGCCGAAGGAACCGGAGAAGACCTCGAGCAAGTTCGGAAAGTTCGGGGGAAACCGAAGTGGCTAACCCGCAGATTTATCCTTACAACACTGTCGGAGAGACGGACCGGGTAACATCCTATGCACTGGAAGTGGTGTCCGGCAGGATTATCGCTGGTCAGGCACAGCGACAGGCGTGTGAGCGCCACCTTAAGGATTTGGATCGGCAGGGTACGGAAGATTTTCCTTACGTGTTCGATCCAGATAAGGCCCATGAGATTATAGAGTTTGCCGAATCCCTCACGCTGGCAGAAGGTGAGGAACCTTTGCCGCTTGAACTATGGGGCTTTCAAGACTTTATGTTTGGGAGTTGGAATGGCTGGGTTACGTTGGATGGTTACCGTCGATTCCGCACCTCATATGTTCAGGTGGCCCGGCAAAACGGTAAATCTTTGGGCAACGCGGTCCCGGCCCTCTTTTATGGAAACTTTGACGGCTATAATTATCCCCAAGTATACTGCACCGCTACAAAAGAAGCTCAGGCAAGAATTGTCCTAAAGGAATGTATCAAATTCATTGATGCAGACCCCGAGCTTGGTGGTTCAGATTATGAGTCGGGGCTATTTGACGTTAAAGACTATAAGAGCACTATACTTTGTTCTCTGACCAAGGGTGAAATCAGGGCGCTTGGTCGAGATACGAAAACGATAGATGGATTCCGTCCGTATTTTGCAAGCGTGGACGAATACCATCTACATAAAGATAATCAAATGTACAAGCTGCTTGCTGATGGAACCAAAAAATTAAAACAATGCCTTATTTCCGTTATTACAACCGCAGGCTTTAATATCAACGGTCCATGCTATGAACTGTACAAATATTGCAAGTTAATTCTATCCGGCGCACATGCCGACGAAACTCAGTTCGTTTTCATCTGCGAGTTGGACAAAGACGACGATGTATGGGACGAAGCCAACTGGCCGAAAGCGAACCCGTTATGGACTCCTGAAACGTTAGATAGTTTAAGGTCGGAAGCAATAAAGGCTAAGGTTCAGCAGGGGGAAGAACTGCGAAACTTCCTTACCAAGTCCTTAAATCGTTGGGTTCAGTTCTCCGATACACAGTATATGAACATGGAGCATTGGCAAGCCTGCGAATCTGACACAACTATCGAAGATATGGAAGGCAAGGAATGTTACTTAGGGCTGGATCTTTCTTCCGGGGGAGACTTGACAAGCGGAAGCTTAGAATTCCCTTTGGATGTGGATGGTCAACGCAAATACTACATCCATTCTCATAGCTGGATACCAGCGGCGCGGGTACATGAGCATGTGCAGTCTGACCATGCTCCGTATGACATGTGGATCATGGAGGGGTTACTTACTCCTACAGAGACTATGGGCGGCGTGAAGACAGATTATAAGTATATCCTTGCTTATTACCGCGACCTAATCAAAAAACATAACTTCAAATTAAAAGGCATCGCTTATGACCCTCATAATGCGGATGCCTTTTTGTCTGACCTTGAAGAATTTGGCGTCGACCTGGTTGAGATAGTTCAAAGTGCCAAGAGCCTAAATGATGCAACGGTTGATTTTAGGCTGGAGGTTGAGGCGGGTAATGTCATTTATGATCGTCGCAATAAGTTGCTAACATGGTCTATGGCGAACGCTAAGACCACCAGTAACAGTTTTGGGGAAATAAAGATAGACAAGGACCCTAACGCCAAAACAAAACGTATTGACCCCGTGGACGCTGTCATAGACAGTCACAAACTAACTCTGTCCTTGGCGGTCAAGCCAAGAAAATCAGTCTACGAAGAGAGGGGACCACGTTCACTGTGAAAAAATTAAAAATCAAGGAAGATACAATCCGCGAGATGTTACTATCGGCGGGTTTTTTGACGTTTTGCACCGGAATATGGCTTATCTACCCTCCGGCATCGCTGATTATCGGGGGACTGCTGTTGATGTGGCTTGGATTTCCGTCAAAACGGCAGAAAGGAGGCTAATTTAATTGGGGATTTTGACTAATATAGCGGCTCAAAAGTCGGAATATTCGATGAATGATTTCACGAATGACATCCGAAAACGGCTGTATGGTGGTCGTACATCGTCTGGCAATCAGGTAAATGAGGACTCAGCAATGCGCTTTATCACGGTATTTAGCTGTGTTCGGGTCCTATCAGAAGCTGTAGGAGCCCTACCTTTGTTCGTTTATAAGCAACAATCGGATGGAAGAAAGGAAAAGGCAACCGATCATCCAGTGTATGGGCTTCTTCATGACCTGCCAAACACGGAAATGACGTCTCAAAGTTGGCGTGAAGCTATGGTGGGACACCTTTCAACGTCCGGTAATTGCTATTCAGTGCTGACACACAATAGGCGTGGACAGGTATTTGACATTTACCCTCTGGATTGGACGACAGTCCACCCTTACCGTAATACAGAGAGCGGAAAAATAGAATATCGTATCAGTGATCGAGGAAAGCAAGAAATCCTGCCAGCGGAAAAAATGTTGCACATCCCCGGGTTCGGAGGTAACGGTATTGTTGGTTATTCCCCTATCCGAATGGCTGCTGAAGCAGTTGGTTTGGGGATGGCATCTGCACAATTCACTTCACACTTTTACAAAAACGGAATGAATGTAGGTGGTGTGCTTGAGCATCCAGGTGGCTTGAGTGATGTGGCATTTGATCGGTTGCAAGAATGGATCAATGAAAAAGGTGTTGGGCTGGGCAATTCGTGGAAACCTCTTATTTTGGAAGAAGGGATGAAGTACAGCCGGATACCAATGCCCTTTGTGGATGCCCAATTTATCGAAACTCGCAAACTTAACCGTGATGAGATATGTGGTTTGTTCAGGGTGCCACCCCATATGATTGCCAACTTGGAGCGCAGCACTAACAATAATATTGAGCATCAAGGAATTGAGTTTGTTATGCATACGCTCATGCCGTATTTAACAAGGATTGAAGCGGCAACTAATTGGAAGTTGTTCACTCCGGCTGAGCGTGCAGCTGGTTACTACGTTAAATTTAACGTTGATGCGCTTCTGCGCGGTGACTACAAGAGTCGCCAGGAAGGACTTGCTATACAACGGCAAAACGGCATTATTAACGGGGATGACTGGAACATTATCGAAGATCGCAACCCGGCTCCAGATGGTAGCGGTAAAGAATACCTAGTGAACGGAAACATGATTCCTATTTCTAGGGCTGTAAACGGACAAACAACACAAGCTGCACCGGAAGGAGGTGATACGACAAAATGACAAAAATCAAATACTTTAGAGCAGAGGCCAAAAAGAACGCCAAAGAGCGTAAAAAGTTTTGGTCTTTTCGTGCTGCCGATCAAGGTGTAGGTGAGTTGATGCTTTACGGAATTATTGAGGCGCAGACATGGTGGGGGGATGAAGTTACACCTCAAACCTTTAAGGATGAATTGGACAGTTTGGGAGATATATCCAAACTCAACGTTTATATTAACAGCGATGGTGGCGACGTTTTTGCTGGTCAAGCTATCCATAGTATGTTGAAGCGTCACAAGGCCTATGTGAATGTTTACATCGACGGAATTGCTGCAAGTATCGCCTCTGTTATTGCGATGGCCGGAGATACGGTGTTTATGCCTCGAAATTCCATGATTATGATTCACAGTCCGTGGACAGTTGCGATGGGGAATGCAACAGATTTTCGAAAGTTGGCAGACGATTTGGATGCTGCACGTGAAAGCATGATAGCTGCATACCAGGATAAATCAGGAATGGAGCGCGAGGAGTTAATAACTTTGCTTGAAGCGGAGACATGGCTATCCGCAGAAAGGGCGATTGAATTAGGGTTTGCAGATCAGATTGAAAATTCCAAGCAAATAGCTGCGGCTGTTCGCAATGGGGCCTTGACGATTAATGGACAAACCATGAATTTGGATCGTTTCAAGAATGCTCCCATGATTGTGGAGACAGAGTCTGAGTATACCAGCGAAAAAGTTATTCCGCAGGAACCAGACCAGAAAAAAGAGTTACCCAATACTGATCCAGAAGACGTGAGCTATGCAACAAGTTCGCCGATGGCATTATACGAACGAATAACCCTATACAACGAATCTAGGAGGAAATTATAAATGAAAAATAAAACTATCAAGCACCCTATGAACCTTCAACTGTTTGCGGAAACTGGAACTCCTACTATGCAGGAGATGTTGCAAGACCGAGCTGATTTGATAACGCGCCAACGGGCTCTATTGGACTCAGCGAAAAAGGAAAAACGTGATTTTACGGAGGATGAAGATAAAGAATTCAACGCGTTCGAAGCCAAAATCGTGGCATTAGACAAGCAAATCGTTCGCGAAGAGGCCGTCGCTTCCCGCGAAAAACAATTGGATGAAGCAACAAAACCATATCGTCCATCAGCTTCGGTTCTTGGTGGTAACCCTACTCAAGAAGAGAAGAAGGACGACGCTGGTTTTAAAGGACTTGGTGAGTTTATTCATGCCATGCGTTTTGGAGATGAAAAAGGCCGCCAGTTTGCTTTAGCATCCAATCCGGGACAAGGCGGTGGTCGCCAAGTTCCAGATGCTTTTGCTTCCCAATTGCTTGGGTTCCGGAATGAATGGACTATTGGGGGCGGTGCTGGGGCTGGACAATTCCTGCCAACGCAGTTTATGCCTGATAACATCCTACAATTGAACCCACAAGCGGCTATTGTACGCCCACGAGCCACAGTAATTCCTGCTGGAGACCCACCAGATTCCAAAATTACAATCCCTGCCTTAGATCAAGGCACAAACGGAGTGTATGCCGGGGTTGAAGTGGACTGGATCGAAGAGGGCGCCGAAAAACCAGAAACAGGAGGGAAAATGAGTGAAGTTTCCCTTGAGCCGCATGAAGTAGCGGCTACTACTGTTGTAACGGACAAGTTGCTTCGCAATTGGAAAGCTGCAGACACTTTTATTCGTAATTTGTTGTCTCGCGCAATGCTGGCGGCGGAAGACGTGGCATTCTTGACGGGTAACGGCACAGGCAAACCACTTGGAGTTCTGAACGCAACAGGTGCATTGACTGTTAATCGTAAAGCAGCAAACCAAATCAGCTATATTGATGTGGTAAACATGCTTGCAAAACTGCTACCGGAATCGGTTGGTAGCGCGGTATTCGTCGCTCACCAATCTACATTGCCGCAGTTGATGACCATGCAAGACCCTGCTGGGCGGTACATCTTTATTCAAGGCGACGCGACAAAAGGTATTCCGTCCACACTTGCTGGTATCCCAATTCGCTTTACGGGCCGCACGAGAGCGCTTGGCACAAAAGGCGACCTGCAATTGGTGGATTTCTACTACTACCTCATTAAAGACGGTAGCGGCCCTTTCATTGATGCGTCTGAACATGTCTTGTTCCGCAGTAACAAAACGGTAATCAAGGCATTTTGGAATGTGGATGGCAAGCCGTGGGTAATTTCCCCGCTCACGTTGGAGGATGGAGCAACAAAAGTTAGTCCTTATGTGCTGTTAGACGTACCAACAGCCTAAATAAAACGATAGACCCGGATCACGCCGGGTCTTCTAAGGAGGAAACCCAATGCCTAAGGGAGATAAACTACAATATCTAGTAACATCCACTTTTACGGATAAGGAAACGGGTGATGTCGTGTTGCCCGGCTCCTACTTTGCAGCCACGGAACAACGCGCACGTCGTTTGCAAGCTGCTGGCGTAATTGCAGACGACGATACAGGGACACCACTTGGAACTGACCCAACGAATCCTGCGCCTGATGCGGATAAAAAGCCAAGCAAACCTAAAACAACTAAGACGGATACCCCAGATGTACCTGACACATCCGATGCACCTAATGTACCTGATGTACCGGACGCTGGTGGTGACACGAATGCTGACAACCCTACAGAGGGCTAAAAGATATCTGTCCATTCCCTTGGACGATACATCACAAGATTTTACACTTCTCACCGCTTTAGGAGCAGCTTCGGAATGGATTGAACGGGAATGTAATCGAAGCTTCGAATACAAGACATATCGGCAGACGCTAGACGGTCCTGGAACTAAGTTCCTCCGGCTTCGAAATTTCCCGATTCATTCTGTCTCATTACTTAACCTGAATGGCAAAGACTTTTTGAGTGATCCGTTTACTGTAGAGTCTGAAAACGGCATGCTCTTCAAACGCTCTGGCTGGCCTTGTGGCGAACGTATTATTGAGGTCGAGTATTTGGCTGGGTACATCTTGCCGAGCGATTCGCAGGACGCGCCAGCGCCTACACTGCCGCAAAAGTATGAATGGGCCTGTGTACTTCTTGCTCAAACACTAATGCGTGAACAAGGTGTAACCTCTGAGCGAGTGGGCGATATATCTGTAACATACAAAGATGAGGGCCGAAGCCTGCCGGGTGCAGTCAAGGCCCTTATTCAGTTATGAGGTGATTGTATGGCTGGCGCAAGACGGACCCGCACTCGCCGTGCTAACGTGGAACTGGATGAAACGAGTTTCCTTCCGGCAATCATGGCCAACTTAAACAAGCTTGCCAAAAAAGAGGTTCATATAGGTATGCAAGGTGATGCGGATCTGGCGATGATTGCGGGTGTTCATGAATATGGGTCTGCCAAGATGAAAATACCAGCTCGTTCATTTATCGGGACTGGTAAAAAGAAGTCTGCTGCCGGTATATCCAAATGGGTCCGCACGAACATAACACCTGTCGCTATGGGCGATATGGACGTTATGTCATTTCTTGAACAGGTTGGAGTAATAGGGGAAACCAAAACACTTGCTAATTTTAATAGGATTAAGCAGCCGCCACTTTCTCCACTTTATGCCCGGCGTAAGAAGGGGAAGAAAATCCTTATTGCAGAGGCCGATCTTCGGGACTCTATTACTCATGTGATCGTGGACAAGTAGGAGGTAGGTTATGCGTAAGTTTGCTTTCGGGGGGATCGTGCGGAAATATAACATGCCTTACGTATTTGTCCGGCCCGGTTCAGGGGAATGGGACGAAGACGGTGTATGGGTTCCGGGAAAAGAAGAACGAGTTTCGCTACAGGGTCATTTTCAGCCCGTTTCAGCCAAGCTCCAGCAGGAGGAAGGCGGTAACTATACCGAGGAAGATAGGACGCTGTACACGGCTTCTATGCACTCTAACGGCGACCGGATAGAGTGCCAGGGCAATCATTACACTGTGGATACCGCTGAGGTACGAGAGTACAGCGATATTAATAAATACATGTTGAAAAAGGTGGTCAGAAATGATTCCATTCAAGGCAATCCGGTCAGCGATAGTCCGTAATCTGTCGTCCCATTTAGGTATCAAGGTGGTGGAGCTGAACGGTGGGGGAGAAATGCCGAAAGGTGCATTCCTGACCTACTCATATACTGATGGTCCAGCAGAAGGGCGGGGCTTTCCGGTAGTAACACAGGAAAACGGAAAATTGGTTCAGCGGGAGACGGTGGAATTTACCGTCTCTTTTTTGTCCTACGCTACGGATAGCGCGGACAGCATTACAAACGCGCTTAGAGCGCAGGACTGGCTTAAAACCATTGGGCGGGATGTCCTCAAGGATTTGGACGTGGTTGTTTTTAACATTGGCAGCGTGGACAACCGGGACATTCTTATTGCCGATGAATGGGAACGGCGATTCGGTTTTGATGTGGATTTTCGTATCACTGCCGTTGCCGATCAGGATTTGCAATGGATCGAAAAAGCTAATATTCAAAGGGGGTAATTCTTTTGGCGGTACGCAGTGACGTGCAAGTAATAATTAATATTCTGCGGCCTACTCCTAAAACAGGGCTAGGTAGGCCATTAATCATTGGAGAGGCAGCAGCGGCAAGCGACTTCAAAGTGTACTATGATCTTGACGCTGTGCTTGCAGATTTTGCAAACACAACACAAATTTATAAGGCAGCTTATGCCATGTTCAATCAAGGGGACAATTCGCCTGAGTCGATTGCTGTAATGCAATACAAAACGGGTGATCCAATTGCTGATTTTCTGCCGAAGATTTTCAGTAAAGACTGGTATTATCTTATTTCTACCAGCCGCACGCTGGCGGATGTTACGGCTATTGCCGATGCAGTTGATTTGGATGATTCAAGGTTGTTTTTCACAGCGAGCAGTAGCAAAACGGATTTAGCCACAATAAAATCCAAAAAATATAACAACACTACTGCCTTCTACCACACGGACACATCAAATTATCCAGATGCAGGATTGGTCGGTGCTGTTGGTTCTAAAGATGCAGGCAGTGTCACTTGGAAAAACCAAACGATTAAAGGCATTGAACCGTTGGATATTACAACCACGGAATTAATGGCGATTCATGATCTTGGTGCAATTACTTATGTAACCAAAGCCGGGGACGATGTGACCAGTGAAGGAAAAACAGTAAGCGGTGAGTACATCGACATTATTCAGTCCAAACACTGGCTGATTATGAACATTGAATTGGGCGTACAGAAATTGTTTAATCGTTCCGACAAAGTATCGTTTGATAACCGCGGTATTTCACAGATTGAGGCAGTTGTTAAAACCAATCTGCTCCGTGCTGATCAGCAAGGAATGATTGCACATGATGACGATGGGTTGCCACTATATAGTACAACCTTTAAAACACGTTCTCAGGTTGATCCAGCAGACCGAGAGCAACGCATATACAACGGTGGTAAATTCGAATTTGAATTGGCTGGTGCAATTCACGGAAGTAAAATCATAGGCTATATCAGCCTCTAAGGAGTTGTTTTAATTGGCTACTACAACCACATATGATCCTATGGACCTCTCCGTATCAATTGGAGGGGTTTTTCTTACGGGTTTTTCTGAGGACTTGGTAGAGTGGGAAAAAGACGAAGATTCCAATACTTTCAAAGTCGGGGCGCAGGGTGATGTACTCGTAACCAAGGTGAATAACCCACTTGCCACACTCAAAATCACATTGCTTGCAACAAGCCCACAAGTGGCATACATGGACAAACTGGCCGTTACTGGTCAGGTAGTGGATGTTAGTGTTATTTACAATGGCACCCCAAAGGAAACCATCACCAGTACAGCCGGGGTCGTCAAGAAGCCTGCTGCCCGTAAATATGGGAATGAGGCAGATGACCGGGAATATGAAATTCAGTTAACAAACCACGAAATTCTTTAATCCAAATTTAAGGAGACGATAAATCATGTCAAATTTCAAACAAAAACAATACACTTCCAAAATTGAAGGAAAGGAATACCTGTTCCAGCATCCAGGTGTCCGTGCCGTTGCTAAAATTAACGATGCTAGTAAAAATAAACATGGCGTAGTGTTGGAAGAACGTATGTATGAGGAAATGCTTAAAAATGTAATTGTTCAGCCTAAACTTAAACTTGACGACTTTGACAATTATTCTGAATGCTCCGAAGTTATCAATGCCGCCTATGCTTTTATTACGGGGACAGAGGATGATAAAGCAAATGACGATCAGCAAACGGGAAGCCAATCGGAGGGCTAATGAACGTTGGAGTCAATGGCGGCTTTTGTTATCTGATATGGGTGTTACGTACAGTGATCTTTTTTTGATGGACGACGACGATCTAGCAGAGGCAAACGCAGCTTTAGATATCCATATAAAGCAGCAGGAACGTGCTGCAAATAAACCTAAATGAGCGCCTATACGGGGCGCTCTTTTTGTTGTGAGGTGATCGTATGGCTGGCGGCGTAATTGGTAACTTAATGTTTGCCGTTGGTTTCAAAGTGGCAGAAGGTCCGTTGCGCCGAGCTGAGGACCAACTTAGTAGCTTACGCGGCGGGGTATTTGCTTTCGGCGCCGCTGCAACAGCGGCTATGGGGGCTTTCGCTGTGGCAGCCATTAGCGCTGCATCGAATTTCGAGAAGAATATGGCTAAAGTACAAATGGCTACAGGGCAGACTGACCAGCAGATGCAGGCTACAAGAGAAATTGCCACTAATTTGTACGGCCAGAATTTTGGTGAGAATTGGGAGGACTTAGGGCAAGCCATTTCCACCACGGCTCAGATTACAGGGCAAACTGGATCGGCGTTGGAGAATACCACCAAGAATGCCATGCTGTTGGGTAAAGCCTTCGGTTTTGAGGTTGGGGAGTCTGTTAAAACCACAGATACCATGATGCGGCAATTTGGTATTACTTCCGATCAGGCTATGACACTGTTGGCGCAGGGAGCGCAAAAAGGGTTGGATAAGTCGGGTGAGTTACTAGATACGGCGAATGAGTATTCTAACCAATTCAAAAGCTTAGGCTTCAGCGCGACAGAAATGTTTGATACTTTGGCTGCGGGTAGTCAGAACGGGGCATTCAACCTTGATAAGGTTGGGGATGCCGTAAAGGAATTTAACATTCGTTCCAAGGACGGTAGCAAGACGAGTATACAGGCCTTTGAAATGTTGGGACTAAATGCAGATAAGATGATGCATACATTTGCCAAGGGTGGACCAGAAGCTAAGAAGAGTTTTCAGCAGATTATGCGGATGATTGGTGATATAGAGGACCCGGTTCAACGCAACACAGTCGGGGTTGCTTTGATGGGTAGCCAGTTTGAGGACCTAGAAGCTAAGACGATTACCGCTATGGGTACGACTAAATCGCAATTCAATTCTGCCGCTGACACTATGGAGGAATTAAACAAGGTTCGATTTAAAGACCCAGCCGAAGCGTTTGGGATGTTTGGCAGGCAGATTGAAACCGGAATATTAATACCTGTTGGACAAAAGCTGTTGCCTTACTTAAATAAGTTTGGGCAATGGCTAACGGACAATACGCCACAAATAAAGGCTTTCGGGGCAGCGATAGGTGATAAGGTAGCGGCCGGGATAAATTGGATTACAGTCAAAGCACAAGAGTTGTGGCCTACTCTGCAGAATGTTGGCAATACAATCAAAAATGTAGGATCGGCAATGGTCGGATGGGGTGGGTTTAAACCTACGCTTATAGGCATTGTCGCAGCGCTTGTCACATATCGGACAGTAGTCACTACGATTACTATTGCTATGAAGGCATGGGCTACGTGGCAGAAGATACAAACGGCAGCGATTGTTGCTTATAATGCAGCTGTAACAGCGATAACTTCCTTGACCAGAGTGTGGACGGCTGTTCAGACTGCATTCAACGTGGTTATGAGTCTTAACCCAGTTATGCTTATTGTTATCGCTTTGGTGGCATTAGGAGTGGCGTTAGTAGTGGCTTATAAAAAGTCTGAGACATTCCGCAATTTTGTAAATGGAGTGTGGACGGCTATCAAAGTCGGGTTTTCGGCCGTAATGAATTTTATTACGGTTACCATTCCTCAGACATGGGACAAGATCAAGAATGCTACGGTTTCCAAGTTAACAGCGGTATGGAACTGGATTACTAACTTGTTCAATTCTGTTGTGAATTTCATCGTACAGTGGGGGCCAAAGCTATTAATGGTTGTTGCTGGTCCATTGGTATTGGTAACTGGATTGGTGGTAACTTACTGGAGCCAGATAAAGGCATTTACTGTGGCTATTTTTACGGCTGTGTGGATGTGGCTTGTATCGGTATGGACAGGAATAACCGGGAGCATAAGCGGGGCTGTATCGTCAATATGGAGCCGGATAACAGGGGCCTGGAACAACGTAAAGACCACCACATCCAATGTATTCAATGGTGTGAAGTCTTTCCTGTCAAGCGTATGGAATAGTATTCTTTCTACCATTTCAACAACTGTTACAAATATCTGGAACAAAATCACGAGTATCTGGAATCAGATAACGGGCTATTTAAAGGGGATCAACCTCTTTGATATCGGCAAAAACATAATCGAAGGTATGATAAACGGTATTAGCTCAATGGCTGACTCTGTGGTTCAAAAGGTTAAAGATATTGGTTCCAGTATTACGCAAAAAATTAAAGATATCTTAGGTATTCACTCACCGTCTCGCGTAATGATGGAAGTCGGTTTCTTCACGGGTGAAGGTCTTGCCCGAGGTATTGAAGGAACTCAGGACCGTGTGTCTGCTGCTGCAACTGGCATGACGGACGAGATTATACCATCCACAAATAGCCCAACAAATGCACCAGCCCGTAAATTAGCCCCGGCTCGTGTTGGCGGAGGTGGCAGCGCAGGAGGTGCGATGAACATTAGTGTGAATATCGACCTCCGGGCAGATGCTTCAAGCGCTGCGGTTGCCGGGGATGTAGCCGCCGAAGTTCGCCGCCAAGTTCAAAAGATTCTAGAAGAAACATTCCGGCGCAGAGGACTTGAACCGGAGGTGAATATGTAATGGCAATGATAGATAGTCACTACATTTGGATTGAGAAAGAGTCCCCCACATTCGATGTGGAGATAACGAGCCAGCCCGTAGAAAAAGGAATAGATATGGTGGACCATGTGCAGCGCAAAGCCCGGGCAATGCCCCTCAATGGGGTTATATCCGGGCCGGATGCGGCGCGTGTGCTTACGTATCTTAAAAAAGCAAGTGACACCGGACAGATTGTAAAATATGTTGGTCGGACAGCTTTCACCGGGATTATATCCGGCCTAGCGACTGACCACGATTATACAATCGCTGACGGTTACGCCGTTTCCTTTACTATCACTGAGGTTCTTGTCGCTCAATCTTCTTACGTGGGCAAACTGCCGCTTCCTGTTAAATCTCAGGCGGCGAAGATAGTAAACAGCGGGGTAAAGCAAAAGAAATCTAAGAAGAAATCAGGCAAAAAGGACAAGACCAAGAAAGGTAAAAAGGGTAAGGGCAAAAAGGAAAAAGAAAAGGTCCAGAAGGTGAAATTTAAGAAGGGCAGCCCGTGGGCTTAATAGGGGTGAACGCTGATGGACTATGAATACATCGAAATCGAAAAGGAAAATATTCCGTATCGCTTTGATATTGAGCTGGCTGAGCAAATGTACACCTTTGAGGTTCATTACAACTCTGATTACGACTATTTCACAGTTGACTTGGAGTTGGATGGGGAAACATTGGTTTACGGGGAAAAAATCGTATACAGCATGCCGTTATTTTACGATGTCCAGGACGATCGTTTTCCAAAGGTTCCAATCGTGCCATATGACGAATCCGAAAACAGTACAGCCGTAACATGGGACACGCTCGGTGTGAGCGTGTTTCTTTATGTTATAGAGGATAGTGAGGATGAAGATGATGCGTAATTTTGGCCGTGTAATCGAGGTTATGACAGCCGGGATGAAATTCAGTAGCGATAAGTACAACATCGAGGGCAAGGTTCCTTTTGACAATGACACCCTACCGAATGAAAGTGAAATTAAAATTTGGAATTTGGCAGAGACAACCATAAACAATATCAAACGTGGTAAGGTGCTCATGCTCAATGCTGGATATAAGGGTGATGTGGGTCTACTGCTGCACGGCTACATATCCAACGTAGATACCGTTTGGGAGGGCGTGGACAAAATCACAACTATCCACGTTCTGGATAGCGAAGACCTGGACAAACGTGAGGTTAAAGAAATTGCTTTTGCTGAAAACACACTTGCCAGCAAAATAATTAAGCAAATGGCAAGCTACATTGGTCTACCTATCGCTCAATTTAATCTAAATCAGGATTACCGCTATCAGGACGGGTACACCGCCAAAGGCAAAGTAACGGAGATAATCGCAAAGGTCGCTAAGGATTGCGGGACCAGCGTTTATATAAATAAAAATAAATTGTATGTGCGGAATTTGCGGAGTGGTGGCGACAACGTTTTTGCTGTTAATACCAAAACCGGATTGATAGGGACACCGGGACGATTCGAAAAAGATGGGGCCAAGGGCTTTAACATAAAGATGCAGCTCCAGCACCGGGTAACGACTGCTAGTGTTCTAAACCTGTCCTATTCAAGATTTACCGGGAAAACACATGTCCGCAGTGGTTCTCATACCTTCAGCCGAACAGGTGATTTTGTAACGGAAGTGGAGGCGATTTTGTGAGTAAAATTGATCCTGCTGCCGCTATGTCTGCTCTGCTTGATGGCTTGATGGCAAAGCTATACACGGATTTTAATGTGGCCTTTCCGTGTAAGGTCGTTAAATTCGATCCTGTGAAAATGGTTGCCAGTGTGCAGCCGCTTATCCGCACGAGTAACGATCAGCCGGCTATGATTCAAGCCGCTCCCGGGTTGGGTTTTCGCCTGAAGCCGAAGGATGGAGGCAGCGAACAAGAATACCTACCCGTATATAAGCAGGGTGACGTGGTTTATGTGGTCGTTGCAGACAGGGAAATACGTAACGGACTTGCTGGTGCGGTGGTTGCGCCTGACACGGCAAGGAAACATGATAGCAATGACGCGGTTATAGTCGGGATATTCCCGGCTTCTTTTAGTTAGGGGTGACATTATGCAGTCTTTCAGACTTACCACAGATGGCGACATTGAATTTGATTCAAGTGGGAACCTGGTCATGATCGAAGGTGATGAAGAACTGGCGCAATGCTGTCGGGTAGCAATCGGGACCAATGCGGGGGAATGGTTTCTGAATCCAGATATCGGCCTTGCTTTTCGTTTGTTCCTTGGAAAGCTCGCCAGTGAGGAAGAAATGAGAAATGAGCTTACCCGTGCATTGTTGCAGGAAGAACGAATTGAGAGCGTGGACGATGTTACTTTTAAAGTGGATCGTGCGGCCCGGCTGCTGACAGTAACGTTTAAAGCAACCGGGACCAGCGGCGAGATAATCCAGCAGGAGGGAGTGAGTATAAGTGCTGGATGAAAAGGGGTTTAAGCGTAAGAGATTCGACGATTTAATAGACGAAATGGAAGACAAGTCGAAGGAAGCGTATGGGGATAGAATTAATACATCTGCTCTTTCTCCGCTGGGTATTTTTTTGAGAATCGTTGCTTGGTTTTTAGCAATTTTATACGCTTTGGCTGAGAAGGTGTATTACAGCGGATATGTAAATACGGCCGAAGGTGTGAGTTTGGACAGACTTGGCCCCCATGTTGGTGTATCCCGTATTCTTGCACAGTATGCAGTAGGCAATGTCACTCTTACAGGTACGCCCGGCTATACAGTCGCGGCGGGTTTTTTAGTGTCAACAGATACAGATATACAGTATGAAACCACATCCGATGCCACTTTCCCGGCTTCTGGTAGTATGACGGTCCCCGTGGAGGCGATGGAGGCGGGTTTGTCTGGAAATACGCCAGAGGGTACAGTAACGATCATTGTTAACCCGGTACCGGAAGTGACAGCAGTAAACAATCCCGCTGCTATTCTTGGCGGACGTGATAAGGAGACTGACCCGGAATTTAGGGACAAATTCAGTTTATCCGTAGCTGGTGGGGGAAGTGCGACAGGCGATGCTATACGGGGGGCGGTACTGCGGGTAACGGGGGTACGGGCGGCGGCGGTGATTATAAACAATAAAATCACTCCTGATGCTGCTGGCCGTCCTGCAAAATCATATCAGGTGTACGCTCTTGGCGGATCAGACACCGACATTGCCAACGCAATTTTATCTGTGGGGGCCGCGGGCATCGAGTCTTACGGTGACATATCCATGCAAGTTAAAGACCTTAGTGGGAACCTACAGCCGATTAAATTTAGTCGCGCCGTGGTTGTACCTGTTCATATAAAAATTCAGGTTTATAAAAGTACGTCCTATCCTTCTGATGGAGACGATCAGGTTAAATCCAAGTTGGTCCGGTTCATCGGCGGCGCGGATTTGGACGGTACGGTGTATGCTGGTTTGAGCATGGGCGAGGATGTGGTAATGATGCGCCTTGCTGCTGCTGCATATTCCATTGTAGGCGTGGAAGACGTAGTTATAGAGCTGTCCACGAATGGAACAAGTTACGGGCCACATAATTTAGTTGTGGACGTGCAGCAAGTGGCCCAAACAGCAGCGAATTGGATCGAGGTGACACATCATGACTTCTCCGGTTGACCTTATTAAAAAGCTGACAGATGTGTTTACCAAAAATCCAAACAGCAATATAGGAAAGCTTTTTACAATTGTAGCTGGTCCGATAAACGACTTAAAAACTACGTTCAAAACAATCGAAGAATGGCGTGATATCGACACTGCAAAGGGAACTACATTGGATCTTATCGGCGGAAATGTGGGACAACTTCGTGGAGCTGCTTCAGATGAAATTTACCGAATCATGATAAAGAGCAAGATAGCCCGTAACCTGTCCAAAGGGGACGTAAACACGATTATACGGGTTATTGCTCTTGCGGTTGGTGCAGATTACAGGGAAATTAAGATTCAACAAAAATTTAGTGATCCGTTAGATCCGGAACCTGCTGCATTATCTCTCATGCGCTTACCGCTTGATAAGTTGGACGAATCCGGTATTGAATTATCGCAGTTTGTTCAAATAATTCAAAAAACCGTGGCGGCTGGCGTTAGTGTCCAGAGTATTGAACTGGCTGGAACCTTTGAGTTTGGTAGCCTGCCAGAAGAAGCAGACCCAGAGCGCGGGTGGGGCAGTTTGGACGATTCAGTCATTGGCGGCAAGCTTGGCGCGGTTTACGAGCCGGGGAAAAATACAGATTTACCTATTTAGGAAAGGAGTAATTTTATGCCGTTTAAAGAGAAATTACCGGAATGGTTTGCGGCTGGTACCGAACCTACTACTACACAGAAAACAGCGGGTTACACACCGGGTTTGAAACCTCCGGCGCAATGGTTCAACTGGCATCTTAATACAGCTTATCTTGCAATGAAGGAGCTACAAGAAAACGCAGTCCATAAAGAGGAAATAGAATCGCGCTTTAACACGATAAATACTAAAACGGTGACGTTAGAGGCTGGCGTACAGGTACTTAATTCACTCAAGGCAGCTCCGTTTTCTCTATCGGGTATAGCCGGACGGATGCTGGTAAACTTGCTAGGCCGCATGGGAAACTGCGAAAGCGTAGGCCTGTGGTCGTCCAATACCACAATTGCAACGGATACGACCAACAAAACCAGCGGGACCAGCAGTTTCAAACTTACGCTAGGTTCTGTACCCGCTACAGCTTCAGCAAGCTTTTTAACCACGCCAGGTAAAAAATATGTAGCCATTGCTGACGTTAAAAATGGCAATTCCAGCAAGATAGCGATATCCATAAATGGTATTGCTGGCGCCATTGGAAATGATGTAGCAGCAGCTTCGGCTTTTGGTCCGTCTGTTGTCCGTTTCGCAGCGACTGACTTTTTCCATATCGTCACAATCACAGGGACGGGCAACAGCGGCAGTACGTTTAATATGGATTCTGTCCGCGTCTACGAGGTATCTGAGGCTGATTATGCAGCAGCGGCAACCCTAACGCCAGTGCAAGCGGCTGCTAAATGGCCTTACGTAGACAGCGTAATGCCTGTACGTAATCCATATGCGGTACGGTACGGGGAAAACCTGCTTCCAAGCTTTTACGAGTGGACGCTAGTTGACACCAAGGCGACAGAGCCATATGCAGCAGCCATGACACCAACTGTTTCTAACCGCGTAACCTATTACGAAACGGCTACAATCCCAGGTATGTCATACACTTTTTCAGCACAACACACCGGAAACATCGCTCTATCATTCTTAGATGCCAGTGGTAACGTTATCGGGACACCATCCTATACAACATCACAGACGGTATCCGGTACAGCACCAGCAAACGCGCAGCGGATGAGGGTATCTTTTTCGAATCTAACCGTCACAACGGGTACATTGACTATTTCAAACCCTATGCTTAACATCGGCAGCACAGCCAAACCATTCAAACCGCGAGAAGATTCCATGCTGGCGCTGCAAACAGACCTGTACGCCGATCCAGCAACAGGGGCAAACCCTGATACGGTGTTTGAGCGAGACGGGCAATATTTCAAGTCCAAGAAGTGGCAAGGGTTGACGCTTGATGGTAATAGAGCGTGGGTACAAGGTGAGGGCGGCGCTACCGCTGGAGTTAGACAGGTAAAACTGGTAGGGGCGGCACCAGGTGCCGTAGCTGGTAGCGGTATTGGTGTTAAATTTGACGGTAAGATCGTTCCTCAAGGAAGTACAGGCAACACCGCCGACAGCAACGCCGTAACAGCAGCGGGAGATATCTATTTTGGTATTCCAGTTGCAGATAGCGGATGGGCTGACGGATATGGTCCAGACCAGAACGACATCAAAGCCTATTTCTACGGCTACAAAGCGTATGACGCTAATACCATCACTCCTGCAAATGCTCAATCCATGACCACGGCAACGTGGAATGGTACAGGCACTAAGTATTGGGTTCAACGTGTGGGCGCGCCTAACTTCACTCAATCCGTACCGCAACAGTCCTATGCAGGATATACACCATACCAACTCGTATACCAGCTTGCAACGCCTACCGTGGAGCCTATTGTATCTGAGGGACAACTATCATTCTGCGAGGGAGACAATCAGATTGAAGTAGGTACGGGGATTGTGCTGCGTGAATCCGCTAGACCAAAACTGCATACTAATGGGTTTTATTACATCAACAATTCGAACGTCGCCGGAACTAACCTCGCGTATTCGGTCAGTAAAGTTTTGGGAATATACAAAGGGTTACGACCTGACACTGAAAAGTGGGCGCTGTATATAGGTTCAGGTAGCACCAATGGCCCGACCGCCGAGGCATCCGCCGCTAACTATGACGAATCAGCAGCCTACAGCGTTACGTACCTTGTGCTTGATCGTTCGCCAGTCGTACCGTTTACAGGTTCCTACGCAGCCAACGAAAAGACGCTGCTTGCGGACTTGATGGATAGTGTGCAGCAAGCAAACTCACGTGTGTCGGTGTTGGAGAACAAGAAGGCTGACAAAGATAATCCTACATGGCTTACACCTACGTTGCTTAATGGTACAACGGCATTCGGTGTAACTTATCCGAGCGCTAGGTTTTATAAAGACTCATCAGGCATGGTTCATTTGGACGGCATGGTTAAAAATTCTCTGACTCTGATTGAGTTATTCCGACTACCCAACGGTTATAGACCCAATGAACAGATTACGGTTATTACGGTTGGTAACTCGTCCGAAGGCTTAGAACAAGCGAATGATAAGTTTTGCAGATTGTCCATAGGTACAAATGGAGCTGTTACGCTTGTATCAGGCTCTGCTGTAGGGTTTGTGTCACTTGCGATACCACCGTTTTTAGCCAAATAATAAGGAGGTCACGCTATGAAAGTAGTACCTAAAGTAAATACAGACGGCTTCTATCTAGAGGACGAACTGGTGGACGATGCCTTTAATGGTGTCGTCCCTTTTTATGCCCAGCCAGATAGCACTGATCAAGACGAGGGCACCGAACCAAAAAAGCCGGAGCTTTTAGGCTACACAGTTGGCGTACCGATCACAACGCCGGGACTGTTCAAACCGCGTTTCGATCTTGCTGCATGGAAGGTTTATGAGAGTGCCGTATACGAGGCACAGGAGGCGTATATAACCGCACTGGACGAATGGCAATCTAAGGGCAGGGTAGAGGAGGGGCAGCCTGTATATGTTGCTCCTAAGCAGCCTGATAGCCTTTGGACAGAAGGCCTCACACCGGAGCAAATAGCAGAGCTAACAAAGCCAGCTACGCCGGAACAAAGTGAAACTGATTTGCTCCGTCAACGCCTGTCCGATCTGGAATTAGTGCTTACAGAAATCATGCTAGGTAAATGAGGGGAGGTGAAATGAATATGGCAGCTATGTCTATGCCGCGCGTTCGCATTTGCGCCAATGCTTGTATTACCCGGTATGAGCGCGGAGAACGAGGAATTGAAAATGTCGTTGATAGTTATCAAATGGACGATGAAAATCGTAACTTAGTGTTGGCTGAGATTTATTCCAAGCGTCCAGACCTTGCAGCCGATCCAGTATCTGAGCAACCGAAAGAACAAGTGTAACCAGCGCACCCAAAGGGATGCGCTATTTTTATGCCCTTGGAGTGGTCGGGGGCTTTTCTCTGCACTGGAATAATTAAGAGAATATTTAACGGAATAATTTACACGGATTTTGACAAAGGTCAGGACAATTTTCCTGACCTATAGAGACGGGGGAGAACGATGGACGACAGATTAACACAAATCATAAAAGGGGCGGCGGCGGGGTTTGGGGCGGTTGCTGGCTACCTGTTTGGAGGGTGGAGCGTCATGATACATTTGCTTTTTATGTTTGTAATTGCGGACTGGCTGACTGGGTGGATAGCTGCATGGATTCGCGGAGAGTTGCGAAGCCGGATAGGTTATCACGGAATAGCAAGAAAGGTCGTCATTTTCTTGATCGTGGTGGTGGCGCATTTCATAGATGTGGCATTGGGCAACTTACACTATTTCCAGGATGCAGTGATCTTTTTCTATTTGGCGAATGAGCTGTTGTCCATTATTGAGAATGTTGGTCGCATGGGTGTACCGATGCCAGATGTACTCAGGAATGCGGTTAAGATTTTTGAGTCACGTTCACAAGTGCCACCTAATCCAAATATGCCAGAGCAAGAAAACAAAGATCAGGGGCAAAAGCCTGCTGTATAAGGGGGAGTTATTTTGCAATCACGTAAAAAAGGTAACGCACGGGGAATCGACGTATCCCGTTATCAAGGAAAGATTGACTGGAAAGCGGTCAAGGCAGATGGTATTTCATTCGCCTTCATTAAAGCAAGTCAGGGGCAACGTTACGTTGATCCTACATTCACCACGAATGCAAAAGGAGCCAGAACAGCGGGGGTATTGCTGGGAGCATACCACTTTGTAGACGCAACCAGCGTTGAGGCAGCCAAAGCAGAAGCACGGCACTTTGCCGAAGTATTGGAACAGGTAGGTGGTGGGAAAACGCTAGACTTGCCGCCTGTAATGGATTATGAAAATAATCCCGGTAACCTGTCCAAAACACTTATTAGTGCTGTAGCTTTGGCCTTCCTGCTTGAGCTGGAGAGACTTACAGGACGCAAGCCCATTATCTATACAGGCAATGCATTCGCAGCTAATTTTAACGCCTCATTGGGCGGTTACCCACTATGGATAGCCCGGTATAGTGATACTCGCGTCCCAAGCGATACAGTGACGTGGAAACGTTGGGATATTTGGCAATATAGCGATAGCGGCAAGGTAGCAGGGATAAAAGGGAACGTGGATATGAATGAGTATGATGGTACGGCGGACGAGCTGCGTGAACGTTTCACAAAGCGCCCTGAGCAGCCGGAGACAGTCACGTCCGGTACGTTCATCGTAAATGGCAAACAGGTAGGGAAGACGCTGCTCTTTAGTGGCAGGACGTATGTTCCGCTGCGTGTGCTTGCTACTGTGTTGGGCTTATCGTGTCATTGGGACACCAGTCTCAAGGTCGCTTATTTAAATGGAGCCAAGCTGCATTTTATCCAACTGGTCGAAGGAGTGGCATACGTGCAGCTCAGACCCGTTGCGGAGGCATACGGCGCTGTAGTGTCCTGGGATTCAAAAAATAAAATCGCATCGTTGAAAACGAAAGGGGATAAATAATCATGCAAACAATTATCGAAACTGTACAGCCTTATGTAAATACCATTGTCACAGCCGCTGCGGGTGTACTTACAGCGTTTGTTTTAGGAGGTCTGAACAAACTCAAGACTAAGGTTAACGTGTGGTTAGAGGCGCGTACAACGGCAGCACAACGTGAGGTAATCCATAAAGTAGCAGGGGAGGCATTCGCACTTGCTCAAACAGCATTTAAAGAAGCTGGGGGAGAACGTAAGCTTCAGGAGGCTTTGCAGTATGCTTCACTTACTCTTTCCAGTCAAGGTATTGTAGTATCCCAAGTAGAGCTAAAATCCGCGATTGAGAAGGCATATCTGGAGTATAAGGCCAAAACAAAAGCGGTACTGGCTACTGAAGCACAGCCAAACGAGGCGGCAGCACAGGTAGCAGCTAAAGAAGCTGTATCGGACCTGGCTGCAAAGCTCAATGATTTCTTGGCACAGGCTACAGCAGAGGTATCGTCAACTCAGGTTCAATCTGCGCCTGAGCCTATTCCTGCAGCAACAGAAGCTACACAAACGCCTGCTACTACTGAATAAACTGTAAGTAAATACCCTGCTGGCTTCGGCTGGCAGGGTATTTAAAAATAAAAGGCAGTTTGCTTGTGCTATTTGAAAAAAAGTACAGTATAATACTGACAGAGGTGATAAAAATGAAAAATCTTCAGAAGTTCTTTAATGATGGTTTTAAAAATCTATTAAAAGAATCATCTGAATTTGAAAAAAAATTTGAATCCACCAATAAATATTTAGAAGAAGAAGAACAGTCCATGAAGGAATGGTCCAAAAATAGACGAATTATTCGAAATAAATCGCAATCGGCGAAACGATAATATCTCCTTTTTTTACGAGGCTAATGTCTCCAATAAGGTTATTAGCTAAATCGCTGAATGTATTAATTGTATTAGCCATCGATTGCGAGTCGGTTTCTTCTGAGGGGGGCGAGACAATATTGTCGTATACTCTTGTGAATTTTCCAAGAACGTTGATCTGTATGTTGCTGTTAGTTCCATATTTGAAGGTGAGTTCTTTGGTTCCCTCTCTGAGGTATTCATCCTTAACCGGACAAAGATAATTACCAATTCGAATGAAAGTTTTAGTAGGAAGTAGAGTTGAAATGAAGTTCATTATTTTCTCAATTTTTTCGAACAGTGTTTTCTGATTTTCCATTTCTTTTTTTGATTCTGTTCTCAAACGATTAATAATCGTTCCCTTTTTAGGATCTGATGTCGCTGCAATTTGAGAAATTGTAGTTTCAAGCTCTTCATTCATTACATGTTGGAAAACAGGCATTATTGTTTCTGAGTTTGAGATGCTCATTAAATAATCCAAGCTCACAATAGAGAATGTCCCTCTTATATTCAGAAACGTGCCGGGTTCGGCTTCATCCCCTTCGTTTTGATTAACCAACAATGAATTTTCAATTAGATAATTCTCGAATTCATGTAGGGCATTATCATGTAACTGTTTAGATATAATCTCTTTTCCTGCGTCTAACTGAGTGAGTGCAGTAGAACCGTTATTCATTCTATTGTTTGTTAAGCGGTACCTGCCTTTTGCAGAAGGCGTTTCGATAAGACCCATAAGTTTCAATTCCCCGCTCGATAACTCTACACTTCCTTCATGGATTTTAGTGCTACTAGTCCCTTTTGTGAGGGTTTTAGACTCAGACTCTTGGTGTTCTGTACTTTTTGACATAGGTAGACCTTCGTTGTGTTGTGCCAAAAATGAATGCAAAAAGCTGGTATCTAAATAGATTAATTCTTTCATATAAATACGCTCCTTAGCAGTTGTTAGATGCAGAATTAACTTTACTCTATATTCCACCAAATTTCACCATATTTTTTGAATGTATTTACATAACCACCTAGAGCGAATATACTGATAACAACACATACGGAAGCACCGTTGTGCAATCCGAAAGCATCGGTGATACCCTGCTGGCATACGCTGGTGGGGTGTTTTTATGTTTTATAGGGGGAGGAATACATATGTTTAGATGGATATTCACCGTACTAATTACAATCCTATTAGCTGGATGCAGCGTACAACAGGAAGTTACAAAGACCACTAAGAGCGACCCTGTATCCGTTCCGGTAACGCAGGTATCTGCCGATACGGTCAAGCTTGAATTTCCGTCAGCCAAGTACCCGGAAACAGCAAAGCACATTAAAGAGGCTATAGCAGCAGGGAAGTCGTCAGTATGCACCATAGATCGCGAAGGAGCCGACCATAATCGCGAGCTCTCCCTAAAGGGTGTGCCCACCAAGAAGGGCAAGGATAGGGATGAGTGGCCTATGGCGATGTGTTCGGAAGGTGGGGAGGGTGCAGACATTAAGTACATAAGTCCAAAGGATAATCGTGGAGCTGGATCGTGGGTAGGTCACAAGTTAGACGACTACGCAGATGGGACAAAAGTTGAATTTATCGTGAAATAGAAAATCCCCGCTAACCTTAATTGGTCGGCGGGGAGTCTTTTTGTCATTGCTCATATGGGATTTACACCAAAAGATTTGGTATGTAATATAAAAGCCCTCCATTAAAGGAAGGCTATAAAAAAATCATAAATTTGTTTGATTATAAATATGAACTAAACAAAGCGATTGCTAAAATAACAAGAATAACCATAAAAAATATTTTATAACCAGGTTGCCCGTGTGTATTTTTTTTCTTCTTAATGTAGTAGACAGCCATATAACTTATTCCCCAAATAATCACTAAAACAGCTAAAATACTGGTCATAGAGTCTCCTTACTGTGTCGTATTACAAAGGTTCAACATCAAACACTGCCGCCCATGAAACAGAAACATAAACTCCGTTACCATTGTTATTAGCGCTCATACGTGCTGCAAACAATGCAAAGTATCCTGCGACTGATCCTGAAATACCTGAAACAGGAGGATACCAAGCCGTTGCCCCTGAAACGAGTGCGCCGCCACCTGCCACAGTATTATAGTAATCTATCGCTTGTTTAGTTTGAGAGTCAGTGAATTTCCGATCATATCCCCACCAATGGTAGGTCCAGGATCCGTATTCTGCATTAAGCGAGATGGTATTGTCCTTTATGCTTAAATCGCTATTAACAGTAATTTTACCTGATTTTGATAACTCATTTAATTCATCAAAATGCTTTTGCAAATCCGATAAATTATACTGGTTATAAATATTTTCAGGAACGTCTTTTAGGGACAATACCCCATCCTTAACTTGTACATAGGGTTTTACTGCCTCAACTGCACTCTTTTGAGTTACACTTGAACTTGAATTTTGTGTGATTTGTTCTGTGGATGATTCAGCAGATGCTGCAATTGGAGCAACTGCTGTAAGAGCCAATACACCTGAAAGAATGATTGCTGTGTTCTTTAACTTCATCCAAAACCGTCCTCTCGAAATGGTATTATTTTGAACTACCAATCCAGTGTACCACAAAATAAGGAATAATTTGTGTATTTTAAATAATTAAATGGAAAATGACACTATAGAACTATTTGTCTTACAGTAGTCGACAGTATTCAAAAAATATAATTTAGTCGAATATCGAATGACAAAAATTTCAAAACTTATTGACAACTGTTAAATTATCGACAACAATAGATTGCAATAATATAAAAGTTTTGGAATTTCTGTGTGGAAGGTGGATATGATATGAAGCATACACCTACGATTAGAGCAGAATTAGACAGATACATACAACAAGAAGGTTTGAGCTTAGCGCAATTCGGACAACTTGCAGGCATGAATAGGGGGATAATAAGTGCTATTGTGACAGGGAATAAGTCTATGTCAATTAACCAGCTTGACCGAATCACTGAGGCAATGGGTTTACCAGAAGGGGAGTTTTACGATCTGTTTATAGAAAACTTTATCATCAACCATCCCCCGAATATGAGGCGAATCGAGCCGTTTTTGTTTCGCTGTGCGGAGTTGGGCAAGTTGGATGCAATCCGTCGAGTAGTGGGAGCCATCATGGATAATCTACTGTATTCGCCCAAGCTATTTGAAATTGCAGAAGAATTATTGTCGCAGGGGAAAAATGCGGCTGCATTGATACTCTATGAGGGAGTAGCTGAAACAGAGAGATATCAACATTCTGAACGCTTGGCAGTCTGCCAATATCGTATATTCACGATTCAAGTTGGAGACGATCAAACCCAAAATCTCCACGCTGCTGCGATACTTGAAGCTTTTGTTGAGCGCCTTGATGAAATAGACCAACTTGACGCATTGAAGGACTTAGCGAATTTGTATCGTTCATTGAATAAGTGGAACAAGGTCGATGAAATGGCAAGAAAAATGAGAGAAAAAGCGGAAATCCAATATACAATTAAACATCAACAGAAGAAACGAGAGTGTGACGAACTTGCTAAGAAGTTAAGTCGTCCCTTGTTTGTGTACATCACATATGCCGATTTACTATGTGCAAGTGTCTGCGAAGCCCAAGGCGATTATCGACAAGCTCTAGAATATACTTATGCCTACACTGATTTAGATTGGGTATTGGAGACAGACGAAGATACTTTATATTGGCTAAATCTTTATAAGGATTGGGCGCAATGTAATAGTTACATTTATAAACTTTTGTCCGGTGATACAAGTGTGCTTCCAGATTATGTTGAATACATTGCCAAATCAAAAGTAGATAAAGAAATGGTAACTAAGATATTGAACGTACTGCTTGCAGCTAACCAGTATCAACTAGATATAGACGATATACTTAGACGTTTTGAAACTATAATTAATTCGTTTACTCAGAAGGTGCAGCCATCATCCGACATGTATACTAGTCAAGTTATACCAGAACAATATGCACGATTTGGATACGAGTTAGCTTATTATTATTTATATAGAGGATCATACGGTGATGGCTTTAAACATTTGATGTATGCAATGGTACAGTCACATATAATAAATAACGAAACTTATTTTATAAACTGCATGGGGCTATTCGTGAAGTTTAGAACACATGCAGTTCCTGAGTTCAAAGAAGAGTTTTTAAATCTTATTGAAAAGGTGTGGTTAAACAATGTTGAGAAAAATGGTTCTTCTGATCGTCGCAGCTAGTTTTTTATTTATTGTGAGTGGGCCTAATCATGCTTATGACCAGCACCCTATTCAGCTTAATGCTACCGTTGGAGGTTCCTAAGCTTAGAAAAACAAAAAAATACCCGCTAACCTTAATTGGTTGGCGGGATTTTTGTTGAACAATCTGAGGAAACAGTGTGTTTAACGAATCTAAGGACAGTGTCTTGAATAGTACCCCTTTCAAAACCTCTCCTTATTTACTTATGATTCCCAAAACTGAAGAATTAATGTGTAGTTAAAAAGAAATTTGATATGTGACCTTTTTTGTCGTTGAAGGAATTACCACACATACGGCAGAATAACTATCTGAGGTGATCTGCTTGAACCATACATATAAAGTGTTAAAGTCAGATATAGAACTATTTGCAGCTGCATTAAGCCAGGTAAGAGTATATGTTGTTCAGTTGTTGGGCGATGATTTGATAACTGTTATAGATTATGGGGGATCCATAGAAAAGTTTTCACCCGATATGATTAAGATTGCCGGAGTGTATTATATGCGGAATCAGTTTGAATTTAGAGTAGATGTGAAAAAGGACTCCAACGGTTTTAGCCGATAGAGTCCTTTTCTTTTTTATGTGAATCGAATGTATATGAATCCACTTAGTAATTTCTGTATATTAATTAGAATTGTCTTGCACTTATATTGAGGTCCATTTGGGAACCGTCCTGGGTGTAAATGTATACACTATATGAGTTTTTACTTTGAGAATAAATTTGCAAGGTCTTTTGACTACCAGGTGAAACCGAAGTGTCTATAGAGGTGCTAGAACCTGCTTTCTTAATCTCTACATAAACTGTTGAACTTCCATTATTTTTAACGAACACATTGGCGTCTTCTCCATTCTCAGGGATCATGGTGAAGGTTTTCTCAAATGCTCCTTTTCCAGTGTGATGTATCGGATTAATCAATTGAACATCAAAAGGAGTAATAACATGCCCGTCCTGATTCTCAGTATTCTCAACCACTTTAATGAAACCATTATCAGTCTGATTGGCTGAAATTGAATCCTGCGCAAAAGCAGCAGGGCTTAGTGACAGAAGCAATGATGCGGCGATACCAAAACTCATTAATTTTTTCAAATTAAATCCCTTCTTTCTATAATTTAACTACAAAAATAATTATATATAATCTGTATATCTGTGTACATAGTCACTAAGTACCATAAAATTTAGTTGTTATGAGAATTGAGTAAAGGCAGTCTTATTTGCGATATGTAATAGAAAGCTCTGCTAACCTTAATTGGTCGGCAGAGCTTTTTAAGCTTATGTTGATTTTGTATCTTTTGATTCTACTTTCTTATACTCCGCCTCATCTCGTTCCAACTGTTCATGCAATGCCTCTATTTTTCTCCATATAGCCAGTTCTTCGGGAACGAAACCACGATTATATTTTAAGCGCTCCTTCATATCGTCTCGCAATATGAGCATTTCCCAAGGTGTTAGTTCTAAATTATAGGGTCCCATTACTGCACCTTCCTATTTAAACAATTTTCCAATTAGTTTGAATATATCAAACGTTGACCGATTGTACACCTTATTGTATGCCGCCTTACGTGGGTTTCTTAGCCATCCCCAATCCCGTGGCATCTTGAGTCCTGAACGGTGTACAATCTGCCGCTTGAGACTGGTACGAGCTGCTATACGCTTGTTTAGGCTGGGCTTACGCGGACCGTATTTCATTATCGTTTCTCCAAAGGATCAATTCCCAGACTGCGTTTCAATCCTTCTTGTAGCACTTGAGAGAAATTAAGGTGTTGCCGTTCCGCTTGATCATTAAGCCATTTCGGGACAGTCAATGTCTTTTTAACGGCCTTACTTTCCATGGCTTCCCGAACTACAGGCATGTAGACCTGAACGTCACACGCAGCCTCTGTTTCTTCCCGTTGTGCCAAAATAACATCAAGCGGGGAAGGATCAGGAATAGGATCGTTGTCTTGTTCCAAAACATACATAAACCCCTCCAGCAGTTCACGAGCTGCAGCATGCGCTTCTTCCGCTGTATCTCCAGACGTAAAACAGCCATGAAGATCGGGGAAGCGAACGGAAATACCTTCATCCGCATAATCGAACAAAGCCCAAAAACGATATACATCTTTTTTACTCATTATAATTAACCTCCTTTGGGGAGGACTGTTCAGCCCTTAATCCCCGCTGTTTTTAGGATACTTGTTTGTGTCTTCGGAGGAAAGCTTTTCTTAGGATGCGGCACCGTAACCTTACCGATTTTTGTCGGATGCTTGAAGTAATGGTGACTGCCATGTACTCCTATTATGTACCATCCGTCCTCTTCTAACAGTTTGATTAATTCTCTCGAACTGTATGATTTCAAGTGATTAACCTCCTTACACTAATCATTATACACGTATTATTAGTACGTGTCAACGTATTAAATGCACGTATACAGAAAATGAGCATAAAAAAGGAGCAGGAGGGTTTAACCATCTGCCCCGTTTCTACTTTTTTTACTTTAAATTAGCTATTGCGTATTTTGCTTCTTCCTTAGTGAATTTTTCCCCGTGTTCTGAAATCAATTGATCGTAAATAGCCGGATTTGACATATTCATAGTTTCTGCATATGATTGTGCCTTTTTCAATGCGTTTCCTTTCCAATCAAACACAATGTTTTCAATAGCATATCGAGCGGCTTTTTTATCGAAATGCTCACCGTATTCAGAAGTCAATTGATCGTAAATGCCTGCTTTCGACATGTTCATAGTTTCTGCGTATTCCATCGCTTTTTTCAATGCGGCTTTGTGTTCCCTAGGGACACTTTCCTCTTTTGCCTCGGTTTTAACTTTAGGTTCTTCTTTCTTTTCCACATTTGCTGTAGTTGACACTGCTTTAGTATCTGTTGTTTTAGAATCGGTTGTCGCAGTCTTCGCTGGGTCATTGTTCTTTGAACCAAGGGCACCTATGACTAATACAACGATAATAACCCAAAACCACCACTTCTTATAAAACGGCTTCTTCAAAACGTTTTCCCCCTAATTAACCAATATTATTATAAAAATAGTATATATGACCTAGGAATATTTTTCTAGTACAAAAGTTTTATAGATGGCAAATAAAATACCTTGTTAGGAACAAATGTTCGTAATATAATCATTACATAACACATCAGGAGGCTACATACATGTCTAAAAAATTAGAAGGTAACGGTTTTTGGGAAAGCAGCCGGATTATCATACCAGAACATAAAGAAGCTTATTTGAAGCTCATGAAGGACCGTCAGCGGCGCGGTAAACCGGAATTGGATGACCAAGAGGTACAATTGATTGAGCAGGCTCTAATAGAGTCTTACAATACACGTACAGCCGTGACAGTGACCGTATTTAGCCCGTTTGATGATACGGACATGACTGGTGTAGTTACGTCGATTAACACCGCGCGTAGAGAAGTAAAACTGTTTCGTGGTGAGGATGATTTTAGTTGGATTAAACTAGAGGATATTATATTCGCAGGCTGAAAATAATTACCTCACATAATACATAAATACTTCCATTTAACATGGTAATTGGATTGCCTCTAACAAGTAACAAATATAGAATTAAAACATATTTGTTACCAATTATGTGAAGGGGTTATGTGTTATGTGGGAGCCTATTAGGTTCTTGCTTTTTTCTACAATGGAGTCTTTTGCGGCCTTTTCGCTAATGCTCTCTGTTTTCCGCTTGAAGGCGACTGATTATGCTTGGCAAGCGATTGTTGTCATGGTAATAATGAGTGCTCAAAGTTACGTCTTAAGGGAAGAGTTAGCTTTATCTGTTGTTGTGCCGATAATTAGTATACTGCTGTACATCTTCCTTATAACTACTGTAGTGAAAGTCCCAATTTTGTGGTCTAGCATTATAACAATAACTGGGTTTTCGATTTATGGTGTTATCCAGTCATTAATCTTAAAAGGTATCTTTCATGACGTGCCAACTATACAGTTTCAAGGGTCCGCTCAAGGCGCTCTATTACAAGCTATTACAAGTGCCACAGTTCTTCTTTTATCATGGATGCTTTACAAGTTTGGAATCGGATTTATGGCGGATTTCGAAAAGCTCAGATTCAAATGGGAACATTTTATTGTTAGCGTTTTAATCATCTTTTCTCTAATTGCAGTCACGATAATGTTGTACTACAACGATGTGTGGCTAAATATCGTATTTTTTGCTTTAGCTTCTGGTATGTTCCTTTATTACGCTTTCAAAAAGGAGGAAGAAATTTGATTGAAGCTTTATCGAATAAGATAGCTATTCACATAAAAAGTGTAGTGCCAGATCACCCAGCTTCAGTTCCAGTATTGAAGCATGCACTGGCTATCACTTTGAATGTGATCTTTATTACTGGATTATCGATTCTTATTTCTTTAATCACAGGCAGGGTAAAAGAGGTAGTTACCATCATGGCGGCATTTGCATTCCTACGCCAAATGACTGGAGGGGTGCACCTAAAAAGCGGTATGAGTTGCGTAGCTGTTTCGACATTATTGTTTACAGCGTTATCGTTCATATCCTTGGATCATAAGTGGACAATGATTGCAACGATAATAAGTATGCTGTTAATTCTAATATTTGCGCCTGCGGGAATCGAAAACCAAACACGTATACCCAAGCGATATTTTCCTCTGCTAAAGGTAGCGGCACTTGTAACATTAGGCTTGAATTTATGGTTTGCTCTACCGTATGTAGCCATAAGCTTTTTCGCTCAAACGTTGTTATTAATTAATGGAGGGAGGTGGAAAACATCATGAAAAACATTTACAACACAATTGCAACGGCCCTGTCTGCAATCGCAGTAATGTCTGTCAGTGTTGCCAGTCTTATTTATGTCTATAATCCTGAACCGCCGAAAGAATTACTTAAGTAAAGTTGGTGAAGAAATGCTTACAGTTTCAAAAGATGTCGATGGCAAATGTGGTAAGGTGGATCTTCCTATACAGGATATTTTGTATATGTCCTATGACAGGTGGAAAGAAAGGGTCATCATACACACATTTCGTGGGGTATTTTATCTAGTGGGTACACTAAAGTTCTGGGAAACGCTTCTTAATAGTAGTGGATGTAACTTTCTTAATGTAGATAGAAGTAATAGCATCAACATGGAGAAAGTTGTACTAATGAATAGTGTCTTCAGAGTGGCCTATTTTTCACATGACATAAGTAAGGATTCTCCTAAATGTCAGATAGCAATACGGCGATATGAAGAAGTAGCTCAGACACTTAATCTTTTTAATCCCAATATTGTGTTTGCTACCTGAACCGCCACAATGCGGTTCTTTTTTTTGTCGATACAACGAGGAAAAATGTCGAATTATAGGACGAATTCATCCCGACGAATTTTTGTTGCCAAGCCCCTAATATTGGGATTTAATATAAAAGAGGGATATGTCTTTCTCAAGATAGTTGAAGTTAGTCATATGGTTGTAACTACATATAAAATCAATTAGAGGAGGGGAGAGAATAACAATTAATTTGACTCTTAGGCAAATTTAACGGCGACGGGAGGGCCTAAGCCACCGCCGCTTGCCGTTAATCGTCTATCCACTCATGCAGTTCTTCCATGGTGCACCCAAATTTTTGTGCTGCGCGAGCTGCTAAAGGGTAGGAAAAAAATCTATCCCCATCAATTATTCTTGTTATAAAGGATGGGGATACGCCTAAGTAGTTGGCGAGGTCAATCCGCTTCATCTTGTGTTCTTTAAGAAGACGCGGCAAACGGCTTCTCCCTGGACGGAGAGCCAT